ATGAACACAGCAAATTACACAAATCAAATCAAGCCGCTACTGGTAGAAGCTACTGGTAAAGCGGCGAACAATATCTTTCATCCTTACGCACTTTGCGAACTTGGATTTACTGACCGTGGTACAACATGGTCAAATACCAATGAGCAATATCACTCCGTAGAAACTCAACTCGGCACGCTATGCGTTGTTAGATTTTCCAAAGTCTTTTTGCTTCACGGCAATAAGGAAAATCACCTCGATCGGATTACCAGCGTGAGAATGCTAACCCTTTTCATCGAAATGCTATCATGAGAGATCAGGAAACTATAGCTGCGCTCGATCAGATCGAAGCGCCAGCTCTTCAAGTTGCGCCAAATGTTTACGATATCGCGCCAGAACGAGAGGAGGTTGAATCATGAGAGAAGCCTCACACATGCAAAAGGGTGAAGTAAAAGTAACCCAAGGATCAAAGGTCTACCCTACTCGCGTGCATGATCCTAAAAAGCAGAGAAAAGTGCACATACCGTTCATGAGTATGTGTGTATATGTCAAGATCAACGATCCACGTACAGACGATGAGATCAAACGCGCCTGGGCAGAGAGAAAAGCAAAAGAAGACAAATCATTCACATCACCTTATCTTGCTAAGCCGGTGAAGGGGAAAGGAGGAAGCGACAATGACTATTAAACCAATTCTTTTTAGCGCACCGATGGTACAGGCAATACTTGAGGGAACTAAAACGCAAACAAGGCGAATTATCAAAAGCAAGCACGAAAGCGGCCTGTTTCAAGTTGGTAAAACTCTCGATGGCGTTGTTACTGGCATAACTTCAATTGATTGGGACGAACGACCTAAAAACGACACTACCAACGATATCAAACCTATCGCAAATGTTGGTGATGTACTTTGGTGTCGGGAAACTTGGATTCAGATACATACAGATAGAGAATTTGAAGGCAGAACATCAGAATACGTTTATCGAGCTGACGAAAAACAGAACGAAGAAAAGTTTGGCGACATATGGAATGGTGTTGGCAAGAGGTTTATTGATTCTTGGAAGTGGAAGCCATCTATCTTCATGCCTAAAAGAGCATGTCGGCTATTCTTGAAGGTTACCGGTGTGCGCGCGGAACGTTTGCATGATATCACGGATGGTGATGCTATTGCAGAGGGAATAATCGGAGTAGATCGGGCAGGTGGTTACGGTTATGGACTAAAACAGGAATGGGATTATAATTTCCCTCTTCACGAGCCTACCGCAATATTGGCTTACAAAGAACTTTGGCAATCTATCAACGGAATGGATTCATGGGATGCAAACCCGTGGGTGTGGGTGTATGAATTTGAAAGAATCGAAAAACCCGATACATGGCCTTACTCTATTGACATCAATACTTTGAGAGGAGGATCAAATGGATAACTACAAAGCATTCCTAGAAAGCAAGATTGTAGTAGCTGAAAACTTCGGTACCAAGATCGATCCGGCCATCCTGTCACCAAAACTTCTATCACATCAAAAGGTGATTGTTCCTTGGTGTATAGAAGGTGGCCGTCGCGCGATCTTCGCCAGCTTTGGGTTAGGAAAATCCATGATGCAGTTGGAAATCGCAAAACAGGTAATTGCCATAACAGGTAAACCATTCTTGATATGCATGCCACTAGCTGTTGTTGGTGAGTTTCGGAGAGATAACGAATTCTTGGAAACAGGATATCCGGTACACTACATTACGGATACTGACGAAGCCAATGTAGCGGAGATGGCAGTCTATTTGACCAACTACGAACGCATCCGCAAAGGCGACATAGATCCTTCTGTATTCGGCGGCGTATCATTCGACGAGGCTTCGATACTTCGGAACTTGAAAACGGAAACGACAAATTATGTGCTGCATTATTTCAAACAGATCCCTTACCGATTTGTCGCTACGGCCACACCGACACCAAATGACTTCATCGAGATTTTGAACTATGCTGATTACTTAGGCGTGATCGATCGCGGCCATGCTCTCACTCGCTTCTTCCAACGCGACAGCACAAAAGCTGGCCATCTCACTTTATACGAAAACAAGAAAGAAGAGTTTTGGAAATGGGTTGCCACTTGGGCGGTCTTTATCAATAAGCCGTCCGATTTAGGGTTCGACGATCATGGATATGATTTGCCGAAGTTGAATCTTCACGAAAAAGAGGTTACCAACATAAACCTTGATGTGATCACCAACAAAAAAGGTGATATCGTAATGTTCAAGGATACCACAAAAAGCCTTATTGATGTTAGCAGAGAAAAGTCTGAATCAGTTGATTTACGTGTAGACACAGCTTTCGATATTGTCCAGGAGAATGGCAAGCATGACAACTGGATTCTATGGCATCATCTGGAGGCGGAGCGTGTTGAAATAGAAAAGAAATTCAAATCGTCGCCACATCACGATGATTTGCAATCGGTTTTCGGATCACAGACAAATGATGAAAAAGAACGTCTGTTGATCGATTTCAGCGAAGGCAAATACCAGATCCTTTCAACTAAACCTAAGATCGCAGGATCCGGATGCAACTTGCAGCATCATTGCCACAAAATGATCTTTGTGGGAATTGACTTCAAATTCAATGATTTCATACAGGCCATTCATCGCACATACAGATTTGGGCAAACTAATGAAGTGGATGTTTGGGTGATACACACCCAAAATGAACGAGAGGTACTAAAGACCTTGAAAGAGAAGTGGAGCAAACACATTGAGTTGCAAACCGAGATGATCAACCTAGTGCGCGAGTACGGATTGAACTCATCCAAAATTAAATCAGATATGAAACGTCAACTATTCAATAGCCGCAGATCTGCAACGGTCGCAGGTGCTACGGTATACAACGAGGACACCACAATCATACATCAGGAGATGCCCGACAATCATACGGATATGATCCTTACATCTATTCCATTCGGTGACCACTACGAATACAGTGATAATTACAACGACTTCGGACACAATTATGGCAATGAAGGATTCTTTAAGCAGATGGACTTCTTGGTACCTGAACTGCACCGTACATTGAAGCCCGGTCGTGTGGCTGCAATACACGTTAAAGACAGGATCCGTTATTCACATCAAAACGGAACTTGCTTTACAACAATTGACGATTTCAGCGGCGATACGGTGAGATGCTTCCGCAAACATGGTTTCTATCTTGTCGGCAAGATCACCATCACCACAGATGTAGTTCGTGAGAATAATCAAACCTATCGACTCACGTGGGGCGAGCAGCGCAAGGACGCAACAAAAATGGGTGTTGGACTTCCAGAGTATGTTTTGCTTTTCCGCAAAGCACCAACTGAAATGAATAATGCCTATGCTGATGATCCAGTAGTAAAGAAGATTGACGAATACCTGCTTTCGCTTTGGCAGCTTGACGCACATGCTTATTGGAAGTCTAGCGGTGATCGCTTTTTGTCCTTCGACGAGCTATCTAAGGCAGACATGAAGTATGTGTTCAATAAGTGGAAGTCTTTCGATGCATCGACCGTGTACAACTTTCAGGAGCATTTGCGCGTGTGCGATGATCTAGATAAAACAGGTAAGCTATCAAAGCTATTCATGACCATCCCCCCGACATCAAACAGCGACATGGTTTGGACAGACATCAATCGCATGAATACGCTAAACGCCAATCAGGCAAACCGGAAGCGCGAGAAACACATCTGCCCACTGCAGTTGGATATCATAGACCGATTGATTTACCGATTCACAAACGAAGGTGATTTGGTTGACGATCCTTTTGGCGGCCTATTTTCTACTGCCCACCAATCATTAAAGCTAAATAGAAAAGCAGTATCAGCAGAGCTTAATCCAAACTACTACGACGATGGATTATTCTATTTGAAGGCCTTGGAGTACAAGCTATCGGTACCCACGCTTTTCGATATGCTCAGCGCTTAGTCCATGACCAAAAAAGAAATAGCATCCGCACTCGAACTACTCCACGGCATGGGAATGTCCTACGTGGAGGTAGCAAGCTTGTGCGGATGTAACGTCAGGGATTTAGAGCAACTATCGGCAAAGGTGATGACTTTTCATAGTAGCCACTACAATGCGCATAATTTGGTGTTGACGCGCCAAAGCAAAATAAACTGGCCAAAGGAATTGGCCGATATCAGTAATATGAGTGATAACACGAAATATCAGTAAATACGATGAAGTACTACATCAAGAAACTTTGGGTAAGATTCCTAATGAAGCTACTAAAGAAAGGTGCTGTCACAAGTGAATTAGCAGCTAGAATACTGGTGCACTATACGCTTGTAAAGATGCAAGAAAAAGGACAAACCGAACTTGAAATTGAATACGAAGCTCCAGAAATAAGCAATGTTAAGTTGATAATGGTGGCTTACCTAACAGAGAAATAGTAATGATAAACGCATTTATACTTCAACATAAACCATTCAAACCACAACTCGTCACACGGCCAGAAGCCATCAGATACATAGTGATTGATCTATTCTGTGGCGCTGGCGGCACAACGACAGGATTTGCGCGCGCTAAAGATTCGCAAGGAAACCCGATTGCAATTGTCGCTGCTTGCGTAAACCACGATTACAAAGCTATCCGTAGCCATTGGGAGAATCACCCAGAGGTATATCACTTCGAAGAGGATATACGGATACTGGATCTCGTGCCATTAGTAGAAATCGTTGCCACATATCGCAAGCTTTACCCAAATGCTAAGGTTGTTCTTTGGGCATCCCTAGAGTGCACCAATTTTAGTAAAGCCAAGGGCGGCCAAGCACGTGACGCAGACAGCCGTACATTAGCCGATCATTTGGATCGATACGTTACCGCACTAGATCCTGATTACATCAAAATTGAAAACGTTGTGGAGTTCATGTCTTGGGGGCCATTAAATGAAAAGGGAAAGCCCGTAAGCATGAAGTCAGGCCGCGACTGGCTGAGATGGCGTGCTCATATCAATGATTTGGGGTATCGCGATGAATGGCGCGAAATGAACTCCGCTGATTTCGGTGCTTACACTTCGCGCAATAGGCTATTCGGATGTTTCGCTAAACCTAGTCTACCAATAATTTGGCCGAAGCCAACGCATTCTAAGACGGGAAATGGAAAGCAAGATCTTTTCGGCGGTGGCCTTTTGAAGTGGATGCCGGTACGCGACCTTCTTGATTTCGATGATGAGGGTGAAAGTATATTTGGACGTAAGAAACCTTTAGTAGAAAACAGTTTGAAACGGATCTATGCTGGCTTGATAAAAGAAGTAGCTGGAGGTAAAGCTAATTTCATCATGAAATACAACTCCATGAATCAGCAAGGTAAGATCCGCACACCATCAACCGACGAACCAATGCCGACCATCGCTTGTCAAAATCGATTGGGATTAGTGCAGACTTCCTTCATTGCGAAGTATTTCAGCGGTGATCCATTCGGGCAAGTAACATCAATAGATAATCCGCTATCGTCAATTACGACTATTGATCATAATTCATTCGTAAAGGTTCAGCCATTTGTACTGACAAGTAATTTTAGTGGGATCTCCCGTTCAGTAGAAGAACCTTGTCCAACAGTACTAGCGAGTCGCAAGCACCATTATGTAGTTAATCCTTCATTTTTAGCAAAGTATTATGGGAATGGTGATAATGTGCAATCGGTAAACGAACCTGCCGGCACGCTCACCACTAAAGATCGATTTACACTTATTCAAACAAATTGGTTGGATAAGTCCTATTCGGGAGAACACAATCATCAATCGGTCGACCGTCCAGCTGGAACACTTCTAACAAATGATAAGCACTCATTAATGACCGCTAAAGGATTTATATACAACCCATCACACGGTGGGCATACAATGCATATTGAGCAACCATGTGCAACAATTATTGCGAGGCAAGATAAAGCACCATTGTACTTCATCCAATATGATGTTGCTGTAGACGTGATAATCGAAGTGTACAAAGGTGATTCGGAAACCATGATAAAAATCAAAGAATTCATGGCCATGTATGGAATTTCCGATATCAAAATGCGTATGCTCAAAGTATCAGAGCTGAAGCTTATTCAAGGCTTCCCAGCTGACTATCGCTTGTATGGTAATCAATCAGATCAAAAGAAGTTCATCGGAAATAGTGTTGTGCCACATGTGGTCGAAGCATGGGCGGAGCAGGAAGGCGAAGTATTGCTTATAGCGGCGGCTTAAGAAAATAAAGTTAGCTAGCCGATCTGACCAGCTAACTTTAATAAATAATATAGTATCCTGTTTTTAATAAAAAATCGGACTCTACCTGGAAATAATTTAAATTCTTCATCAAAAATAATGAGACTTAATTCTCCAACTGACATCAAATAGAATGTAAACTCTAATTCTTTGATGTTAGCGATGTTGTTTTCAAAGCGAAGCATAGCTTCAGTAAAAACAACATCACATATGAAATCATATTCAACAGGTTTCATATTACAAATATAGAGTTCGGCAGAATATCATTTTTGACACACGTCATATTGATCTGAAATAATTTCTTAAGTAGTATTATCTTTACCTTCACACCATGCCCACACTAACTAAATTCGAAAAACTACTGATCAAGAAATTGAGTGAAGGAAAATCACAAAGAGAGGTTTCCGAGGAACTCTACAAGGAAGGTATCAAGCCGAATAGTCTAAGCTCCATTGAAAAGTATATTTCCGATCTACGCGCGAAGTTTGGAGCAAAGAATATGTTTCATTTGGGGGTGATGATTGGGAAGTTGAAGGTGTAGTATATGTAATTGGTGTCATGTAGCCTTAATTAGTTAATGCTAGTTGACACCATTATCATAAAATTAAATATTAGGATCATAAACTAAATATCTATTGTATCAGCGATCCAATAGTAACACAACCAAAATAATAAGCCTTCCGAGAATATAAATCCCTATTGGCGCAAGAAAAAACCATTTAAAGGCTGAGTATTGCCGCTTACTCCATGATTTGAATATTTTAGGTCTCTTCATAGTAATATAGCTGGCTAACTCTATGCCAGTATTCCAAACTTTATCGTATATTGAAATCGTAAATTATGAACTAAAATGACACGTAGAAGGGTTTTTCGAATCAGTTCAAATGATTTTAAAATCAAGATGATGTTTGGTGCAGCGCTTGGTATTTTTGTTGTTAGCCCTTTTATATATGGCAATACTCCACACAATGATGAATGGGGATTTTTTTGGTTCATAAAGCCATTAGTACTGATTCCATTATCGGGAGCTGTTGGTGGAGCGTTGTACTATCTATCAACCAGATACCTTCAGCACATTCTTCCAAAGTGGCTACTTATGGGTATGGGGACGCTATTATTAGCTGTATCTATTTGGATTGGGGCTATTTTAGGGTTGAACGGAACTTACTGGAATTAACTACATCCACAAATTTACATTCAATGATTTGATGAGATCAACTTAGATCCAAACCTCACCAATCAAATCTTCTTCATTGATATTATCGAGAGCATCTTGAATAACCAATAGGTGTTTTTCTTCAAAAGGAATATTCAGAAGTCGAAACTCGTTATTCTCCCAATGCATGAAATCATCCAAGCCTACTGTGTCTGGATACCAAGATGGATTCTCGCTACTTAGTGGCGAGGTCGATCGTAAAATATTAAATCCTTGATCGCGCAAACCACGCAGAACTTTATGTGTTAGTGTAACGTATTTCATCTCAATTAATATTGGGTATGACTTTTGTTTACGTAAATTTAACATGAAAACCTACCTATTTATAACCTTGGGCATATCCCTTATGGGAATAGCCCTATATACCTACAGTATTCATACTACTATTTTAGAAACTCTACTTGAAGTGCCACTATTCATATTAGGATTTGTATCTTTCTCATATGGTTTTGTTTGTAACATCGATCCACATGAACCACCTCTAAATTACTAATTATGTGCTATCATACAGCTACTCCAGGAAAAAAGGAATTACAGAAAGCAATATTGGGCAAAGATGTCCTTTACGATCAACCAGAAATATTTCACGTCAGCGGCTTCGCGCGGCCATACCTTCCAGTAACGTTAAATAGCAACGTAGATGAGATTATTCCGGCAAGATGGAAGCTTATACCTTATTGGGTAAAAAGTGAAGCAGATGCGAACAAATCAGCCAATACTCTTAATGCAAAAGGCGAAGAGATTTTTGATAAAGCATCGTACAAAAATGTGATTGGCAAGTACCGCGGTTTGTTGTATGTCAATGGATTTTTTGAGCCACATGCAACCAATGGTAAAACCAATGATCAGAACTTCTTCGTATACATGCCCGATCGCGAGATATTCACGCTAGGCATCACCTACAGCATATGGAGAAACGAAGAAGGAAAAGAATACCCGACATTCTCCATTCTAACAACAGAAGCCAACGATCAGATGGCCGATATCCACAACGTAGGTAAACGCATGCCACTGATTGTTCCCGAGGAAAACCGCGATGCTTGGTTGTTTGCTGATGGCCGCCAAGAAATCGAGCAATTGATAATTCCATTCAAAGGAGAGTTGGCTAGCCACCGCACTACAGAGGTAACCAAAATCCGAGGCACTGATACGAATGTGGCGAATATTCAGGATGCGATACAATAAAGCCCCTCTAGGGTGTCAACCTTTGATGAGGGGCTAAGAGCTGCTAAGATTTACATGAACACATGAAAATCTACTACAAATATAGTTTGCACGTTTTCTAATAAAGCAGAATAATGTTTTTTACGCAATCGATTGCGTTGCATAAAATCATTGTAAGTCCAACTTCCGATGAAATAATAGTCCAAATTTCTTATACCTTTGAATCACCCTACTTCAACATATGAGAAACGATTTGTCAATAAGCGCTCTTATAATACTGGAAGAACTTCTAACAGATATGACCTCAACCGTTAGCTTTTATGAAATTTCTATTATTGTGAACGAGCGCTTATACAAATTTTCAGCACGATGTTCAGGCGATTTCAGCAGAAATACAAAAGACTGGGTTATTATACCAGTGTACTAGTAACGATCACTTTTTTTTGCTCTCAAAAGAATTGGTGCACCGCACATATTTTAAGAACAACTTAAAAGCATTTTTTTATTTTCAACAGCAAGGGAATATAATAGTAATATCTTATATTTGGGTTACACCAAATTATGTATTATGAAATTAAAACTAAGTCAAATTAGTGTGGCAGCATTGTGCTGTTTATTTTTATCATGTTCAGAACATGTTATCGATCTTCCGCCAGAAAAAACAGATGAATCTTCTGGAAATAGAGAATTAGGAGAGGGTTCAAAAGCTACTTTGCATGACTTTAAGCCAATGGACCCAGGAGAAATACCAGATAGCGATTGGCAAGATGGCCCACAACCACATGATGGGCTTCCATCGGCTCCAAATGAAGCCTCATATATTGTAGGTAATCTTCAATCTGGAAATGCTTATGGAACAGTTAGCAATGGTGTTGTAGGTGTTTCTTTCAGTTTATCCTACACTAGAAAGGCAAATGGAACTTATGATGAACCAGTAGTAACGGCAAATGGTCCAGAGGGAACTACTTTTACAACCAAGCGTGCCATAATTAGTAATGGTGTTTTAATAGTCAGCTTCATGGGTTCAGTCAAGATAACAACAAGAAATTATAATGCTCCACCCCCAGCTGTTGCTCCTCCAGTAATTAGATATGAGTATTTCAGTATAGTACGCGAGTATCCATTACCTCACTAACATAAATTAAATTAAGTAAGTCTAACCCATTGAAATGTGGGTTTGACTTACTCTTTCTTCCTCTCAAACGAAACATTATACTTTTCGAGCTTCTCAAGTACAGCCTGTAATTCTTCGCTAGCTTTTCTAACCCATTCAGCACGTTGCTTGATTGCAGCCATCGGACTCATTACCTTAAATTCAAGATTTGGCCTAATTTCCCCTGGCTCTCTATAAACGCTCTCCCACTTTTCGGCAAACTCTTCAGGGGTATAGAACTTCTTTTTTATGAGATCATATATCCAGCAGTCGTTGACTTTTGCACTTTTATAAAGAGCTGCTGCCTTTGATGGCATCTCTTTTTTCTCTGGCTCTCTTCGATGCCAAAGTGGTATGAACGGTTCTTTGCTTGACATATAATTACTAATATTATTAGCAAATATAATCGAATTGATATCGCATAATCAATACCGATCATGATTTATCGTATTAATACTCTGTCGCGACCGTAGCACTATTTTGCTATCTTAGTCGTAACCTACAATTGAAAGATTTTGAAAGTACTATTTGCCGATGAAGTAAGCCTATATAGGTATAGCACTATATTGGTTGCCAGAGAGTGTAGAAACGATATTGAGCCATTTGAAGCGGACAATATTTTAGATGTGCTGGATACACTTCGCTACGAGAACATATCCATTTTAATGATCAATGTGAACTTGCTTGGAGATGTTGATGTGGATCTACTTAGATCCATACCGGACGTGCGCACTGTGCTAGTGATCGATAGTCACTCCAGACGAATGGAATACGATCGGCTATTGCCCTATGTTTACGGAGTGTTCGATCTTGACAGTGACTTGGAGGCTAGCAAGAAGTATTTGAGGGAGGTGTTGGGGTAGGAAATATAGCTGTAAATCTACATAATTTTCATAAAATTATTCATGCAAGGAATAAGTCTGATAATTTGCTTAGTTTCGCCTCTGAAGTAACCTGACTGACGCATTAAATGATAGCTAGTAATAATTTCCGATATGATATTTCATTTCTACGGTGCATAGCGGTTTTAGCTGTAGTTTTATATCATTTTAAATTTCCATACACTCATGGAGGCTTTATAGGAGTTGATATTTTCTTTGTTATTTCTGGTTATTTAATGACTAAAATTGTATTAACTGGCATTGAATCTACTTCATTCGATCTTTTAAGTTTTTACTTGCGCAGAGTTGTTAGAATATTTCCTGCACTGATGTTCTTGCTGGTGGCCGTATTTTTTTTGACACAATTATTTCTTGGCCTGAAGATTCCTGGATATATAGATAGTGCAATATGGTCGTCTGTTTTCTTATCGAATATTAAGTATTATCTGACATCAGGATATTTTGACGGCGCATCAAAAACTAACCTACTTCTTCATACTTGGTCTTTATCCGTGGAATGGCAGTTCTACATGATATATCCTATTTTTCTGCTTTTCATAAATAAAATATTTAAAAGTAGAATAGCTATGATAGTAGGAATATCTACTCTGACTTTAATATCGTTTATTCTCTGCGCAATCTATTCTATCAAGGATCAATCACTAGCCTTCTATATGGTGCACACGCGTGCTTGGGAAATGCTCTTGGGAGGAATTGCGTTCGTCGGTAGCCAATGGGCAGAAAGGATCATGTCTTTACAGGTTCGGTCAGCTATTACCATGTGCAGTTTATTAACTTTAGCACTCTGTATAACTAACGTTATTCCTGTTGCTCACTATGGATGGCCATCCGCGCTGACTTTGATACCAGCTATTGTTACCTTCTTAGTAATATTAAGTAATTCAAATGTTTCAATCTTTACTTGGAGATTGCCAAACTTTATTTCAGATGTTTCCTATTCATGGTATTTATGGCACTGGCCAATTGCTGTATTTGCATTATACTTTACAGTACACGAAGGTGTGAATAATAAGATTCTGCTGATAATGTTATCATTTGTAGCCGCTATATGTTCTTACTTTTTTGTAGAGAAAAAAATGTATCACTGGAAACCTTCATACCTATTGTATTTAGCAGGTTCAATTTTTACTCTATTTCTACTAATTTCTAATTTGGACTATTCAAGATTAGTGATTTATGATAGTGAGAAAAAGATAATAAATGATTTTTATACCTATAAAGACTCTATAGCTCCAAGACAATATGATTTTGGCCGAGGGCATATACTTTCAACATCAAACTTTCAAGATTGGGATCAAAGTCACCTAGACAAAATTAGACCTGATGTTGATAATTATCTATTGATTGGAGATAGTCACGCAGGAATGTTCGGCAACTTGATGCCAGATATAGCTTTGACAAAAAACGTAAACATACTTCAAGCATCCGGCGATGCAACTTTCCCATCTCCAGCATCACATACTGATTTCGAAGCCCCAAAAGATCTATTCAAATACATATTTGATTCATATATTCCAGAAAATCATCAACATTTTAAAGGTGTAGTAATTTCAGCAAATTATGCTTCATACGATGATGAGACACTTTTAAATTATATAGATAGTACGGAAAAGTATTTTGCGCAATTCGATATCCCAGTAATATATATCGGGCAAACGGAGTCCTATATAATAGATTATCCTATTGCAAATCTATTAAGTAGTCGATATGGGGTCAGTTTAAATAGATATATTGATCATCGCACTTCTGAAGCTAATAATTTTTTAAAAAATTCACACATAGCATCACGGTATGTTGATATATATGATGTAAAGTCCAATACCAGTAATGAGGATGAGACTGATTACATTTATGACGCAGGACACCTTTCCGTTTCTGGATTAAAAATGTATAAAGATATTTTAGAACGTGAAGTATTCGAAAAATTCATCTCAAACTAATTTTTGGTAGACGGCATTATTTATTTCGTTTAATCCCAAACCTCCACATCAAAAATCCAGTCACAATAACCACCGCACATCCAATCCCTATCCACATTCCCCAGATAGCCCAAAAGCTCGGCTTACTCTCACTAGCCTTCTCTTCCTTCCGCTGTTCTTGCTTTTTTCCTTCTTGCTCGACACTATCTTTCTTCTCATCTAAACTTCGCGCAACTTCACCCACCATATTACGAGCTGCATCCGTTTGCTGTTTAGTGTTCTGTACTATGCTGTCCGCTTCGGTTGTAATAGTTCCATCTGGAGCAATAGTGGTCTGCGCACCGGACTTAGGGTAAACGGTTGTTTTTCCATCGCTTGAGCTAACCACGCGCGTATTTTCTTCAACACGGCCAGTCTCTTTGACGGTCAGCTCTGTATTTACTTTGACATCCTTTGAAGACTCCACCTTATCTAGCGACTTCTCTGATCGCTTAGACTTACGGAAGATTCCGCAACTGGTGAACACTAGGCACACCAGAACTATCATTAACCCTCGCATCATAGCTTCTCAATTTTAATAGTCATACCTTCCAATTTACATGACAGCGAATCCAGCAGCGGCACAAGCTCATCCAAAGGCTGGGCAATACGTTGCACCGGTACCGGATGGCTCTGCGGCTCATCACCTACTGTGACGATGAGCACAAATAGAATTATCCATTTCATTTGCGTTTCCCTTTCTGTTGTTGAGCAACGCTATCCACTTTCACTGCTGCGCTATCTACTTTGATAGCTGCTTCGGTGACTTTGTTTACCGCCGGCCGAATCTCCTCGATCATCTGCTGATATAATCCACCCTGCATTTCTAGCATCTTCTCATTCAGCTTTCGTTCCGCCTCGCGCGAATCCTTATTCAAATCAACGATGTAGTAAAATACTAGATTGAATACGGTGACAATAACGATCATTGCGTAAGTCACCGGATGATTTACAATCTGCATGAACGATGGCTTCTGCTTCCCCTGATCCTGCTGTTTGCAGCCTTGCTCTTCTGTTTTCATTTATTAATACGTTTTCCGGTGCTTCATTCGCTCCAATGCCTTATTGCCGGCAATCCACCCATACTCTTCCATTGCGTTGAATGTCGGACATACTTTGATCCACTCACGCTGCTCGATAATTCCGTTGCCATTAAGATCTGGTGAAAGATCGCGATGTCCAACTATGGATATATGGCCTATCTCCTGATACTTCCCGATTTCTTTGAAGAAGTATTCGATTGCCGACCAGAAACCATCCTTTTGTTCAGGCGTTCGCGTATCGCCGTAGATGTGCTTTCCGTTCTTGATCTCAACTAGACCACCAATATAGGATGCATGCACGCTATCGGAATTGTAGCCAGCCACACCATTTGTGATCTTGCTGATATCTGCCAAGTGAACTAAAGATCCATCTGTAGGAATGAGAATGTGATACCCTGGATTTTTCCATCCGAGATTCACACGCCACATCCGCTGGATAGATTCTGGCGTTTCGTGCGCCCAACCTGCAGTAGTATGCAGTACTATTCTATTTATCTTTCTCATTGTTACTAATGTTAATAGTCAATACCATTTACATTGAAAGTACCGTAGTCCAATGGTATGTTGTGAAAATCGGTTGCTGACTTATGTACTAAGGGAATGTTGCTAAGTGTATTCGGTGTTACTCCAGTTGCCACGAAATTTTCCATTGAACAGGTTACTGATATTTTGCCCTTTGGTATCTCGTTACCTCCAGTGCTGTGTTTAGTCTGCACCGTAAAGTCGTCGACAAGTATAGTACCCACATCGCCTTTACCTGGTCTATCTATTGCCCCAGCATACCATGAATATGTATCTATAAGCAAAGCATAATCGCTAGCTACACCCGATATGTTGGAGATTTCAATGCCATCTACTCTACTGGTAGATGATAATATTCGAATGCCGAACCCATGATAGGTTCGCTCGTTATCGATAATGAGATTCTTCATTATAATATTTTGAGCAGGGCCATTAAAATTTATGTTATAAAAACCAGCCAAATAAGGATTGTTGTGTGATGCAGTTGGCCAGTACGCATAACCATCATCTGCATTAATACAATATGCATCATCATTTGATCGAACACGTCCATTTTCGAACAAGCAATCCATACAATGCCCGTCCCAATGAACTCCATCCATATTTGGGCCTTGGTAAACATCGCCAATGTCAGTACGAAAATTCCTTAGTTTACCGCCGATAACATTGGTAGCTTCTTGAGCATATACCTTGTGATTAAATATCGATAAACCATCAATATCGATATTTCGTATGCCATGCCATGCAACGCCAGCAGCCATGCCAGACCCGTATACACCACGTTCTTGATTAATAGCATTGCCATTTAATATGCCTTCTCCATGGATTGTAATATTTTGGTCTACTATGTTTGCATGACCATAACCACGATCTGTGCGATTCCTAAAAAGCGGCTTACTAACACCATTCATTAAAACAGCTCCCTTACCACTGTTAAAAATAATATCAGTATTAGATCCAATTCTTAAATTATCTGAAAGTGCTACCGCTTTGTCCCACTCCATTATCACGCGTGTACGGCTAGAAGCTTCGTTAAGCCTTGTTTGTATGGCTGCGTAAGCGTCGTCACGTACGGCAAAATCGTCAAGACCCAACGCACTTTCAGTAAAAGCAGCAGGAAGTAGATCCGACACTTTATATCGCCGCTCTTCGGTAGGCACTACGGGGCGACTGTCTCCGAGTTGTAAAAGTATCCCAAACATATTAGTTGACGATTAGCACCGTAGGACGGTTATACGAATTGTAGATATAGATCGTGTTCCATAATGAGGGATCATATGCTTTCGATCCAGGGGCAATATCAAAAGCTCCACCAAACACTACTCCGCCACCTCGGAATCTAAATGCGTTTACCATCCCGAAAGATCCTAAATCCAACAATTCTAATTCTATGTTAGTTGTGATTTGCTCTGCATCATGATATCTATTTTCAGATAGATCTATCGCCCTTGGTGATCCACTTATACTCTTGAATGCATTCAAGTAAATCCTACCTACGGCGCTTAGGGTGAAGCTACTGGTGGATAGATTAGAGCCAGTAATAACACTAATGAAACCATCTTGAGGGAAAGTATATGATGCATTAGATTGCACCGTTACGCCGCTTCCGTTCAATGGACTTCCAATTAGATTTAGATTTTTATCGTAGTAATCAAGTATGGCAAAATCTGTATATACTTTGAAATTACCTTTCTGACCAGCTTTAACGGGAATAAGTAGTGTTTTGAGATATCCTGCTCCTGCATTGGTATTGAATGCTTGAGATCCCAAAAATGTCTGTGATCCCGGGTCGCCCGAAAGCCTATTTTCTTCCAGTTGGCGTTGTACGGATTCAACAGACTTATATACCCCGTCAGGTTGCGCAAACTCATTTTCTCCTAACAATGTAATGGAAGGAATTACTGTTGCTTCCGACGCATGGTTGTAATTGTAGGTTACGTAAACCGTCACAAAATTGGATACATCATACGTTTTATCAAAGTCAATATATGCCCCTCGAGATGGTTCAATAGCCATTTTTTTGCCGTCAGATCTTTCTCCGACTATAGCAGCCCAAAGAGGAGGATTACTTGTGATCATATGCCTACCTTGGTATCTCAATTTATGGGCATTTGTTACGTCAACTTCTACTGTCCTATAACCTTCATCATTCGTTCTTACTAATCCAGGATTAGTAATTAAATAATTTTGATAAACAAGTGGATCAACTGTCCCACCACCATCTGAGGTATATGAGGTTAGCAACTCTTTTGCTGTGTCATCACCGCCGACAGGATCCCAGTCTGATTGATCCTTAGCAGGAGCTTGGGTAGTATTTTTGTTGGCAACTAATAAAGTGCCATCCGTCAATCTAGTTACTTCGTCTTCAATCCAATTTGATTTGGCAGAGGCAGGTAGCACTTTTGATAAATCAGGAAGCTTCCCAAGATCTCGCAATTGCCAGTTAGGATCACTCCAGAACATTTCCCAACGATTATCACTAGTCACTTCACGAGTAGTTCCACCCACAAAGTAAAACCCCGGTGCCGGTGTAAACTTTCGCTTCTGCCCAGCTGGCCCTGCTGGAATAACTGCAGGAGCTTGAGCCGTACCTGGTGCTATTGGGTCTATTAATTCTCCTGTGATTTCAATACTATTCACCAGCTCATTGCGATCGATATAGCCAATCTCTTTGGTGTCCTTGTCTGAAACCATGAAATTATCAACCTTGGTAGATTGTATTTTTTTGTAGCCTGCTGGCCATGCTTTACCTTGTTTTGCCATATGTTTAAATGTAATTTCTATCCTGTGTATGGGATTGTGTTGATATAGATACCTTCCACGAATACCATCCCATAACCGCCCCCAATATTTTGTATAAATGTTCTTCCCTTGACGTAGGTCTCTCCATTGTAAACCAGAACCCCACCGCGTAATTGTAGAGCCACATCATCGATAGTATTAGGAGATCCATGAGCATCCAGATCCAAGGCAATATTTGGTCTTCTTGTGCCCGGCTGATTATTCATAGAAATTGTTTTTATTTGATGTGCAACCTGTGCGGATCGTCTCACATCGATATAGATTTGCTTATCGTATTGGACTGTTTGACCTCCAGGCGACGTGTCGGTTTTATAGTGAATAGCTGTTGGAGATAGAAAAGCATTTGATTCCTCTATATTGGTAGATCCGAAGTAGAGGAAATTCTGATCAATATTAAACCCACCGATTCTACCTTTGAAGGCTTCCATTGACCCATCATTCAGCACACGGAACGGCGCTGTATCTTTGCTTTGCGCATCTGCACCAGCCCAGAACCGCACGGACTGTCCGCCATTATCTGAGACCCCAGAAATCCCAGCGTTTACAAAACCTTCGGATCCGACAGTGATCACCTGCGCAAATAGGCGCACTACATTTATGAAGTAGGCGGTGATGGTATCTGTCTCAATATTGCCACCGCTGATCATTGTGAACATTTTGGTTGGGCGGAAACTGCGAGAGCCATCCAAGACACTAGATAGTACGCCGAGATTAAAGTACCAATGTGTTCCGCCATCTGTTGCGATCTGCTCTTCACTTAAAACCCATTCACCTGTAAGGGATGTACGACTACATTTGGCTGAGAGGTAATATGCTTTTAGCGGATCTAGCTCTGTTGCGCTGAAAGGTGCTAATTGCCAGATGTAACCTAGTCCCTCGATAACGTATCGTTTGTGTACTAAACGGCCGCCAGTCATTGTAAAAGCATTCGGATCACCGCCGGCATTGATATCCATCACAACATCTACCAAATCGTAATACTGGCTATCAGTACCGAAAAGTCCGGCGATTGCTTGAATCAATGGATTCTCCAAATTGCCATCTGGATCGAATACCATGGTTTTGAATTCATTTAGCGCTAGTATGTTTCGACGATCATTTTCCCAGCTATCGCGGCTAACTTGAGTGACAACATTTCGCGTATCCTTGATATCCTTTTCAATCTTCTGAACACGCGTGTAGGTAATATCATTGCCCACTTCGCATGTAAACTGCATACCTTGCTCTAGTACATCTGGAAAATGCGCTGGATATGAAATGGAGGTTACGCGAACATCTTCGTCAATTCCCTCACTATCATCTTTGATGTTGATGATATCACCTTCCCTAGGTTCGACGGCCAGACGTTTCAAATGCAAGACATCGATATCCAAATCGTATGCAATTCTAGGCACACTATTGTCCGCGAAAAACTCTGCACGTTTTTCAGTCAGCTTTGCAATAGCGGCCGTCACATACGTTTCGGGCATACGCATGCCAATTAGCGTATATTGATCGCCAATCTCCGCAACTAAACCCGATCTAGGCATTAGAGTTCCGTTGGTTTCCTTATTGGCTTCGTATCTGATCGATTTTCGGCTAGGGCTGTACGAGAGTATTTTAAATTGCATGCCTGAAAGAATGCCTGATTTAAAAACGATGTAAGCATCTTCACCTGCAATCCGTTGCCCGTTTAAATCGAAATCTAGGGCGGTATCAATCAACTCAAATGTGCCTTCATTTATTTGGCCAACACCAGTAGCGGTCGATGTTCGGTTGGGGTAGATCTCCAAATCTTCAACATATCCTTCGCGAAGGCCATAACGCTCAACCAATGCCGGATCTTCCAAATAATCTGGAACGGTAAGCTGTTGGTAAGGATAGTCTTTAGGTAAGTTCTGCGTGCCGCCATAAGCGTATGCTCTGGTGATTATACGGCTATTCTCCAGCAGATTTCTAGTAAGACTGTATAGTCCATTACCCATGCCGTAGCTGAAAGATAATGTCGTAGCAGTTCCGATCGTCTTTTTTATACTGATCACCTTTCCTTTGATCTGCCACTCGTAAGCAAATGCTTGGGCGATATCGTTAAGCGCGGAATAGCAATCAACCTTATCAAACCGTAGCGAAGTTGGCTCTGTGGCATCTAACTCACCAATGGACCAACCTGCATCAACGCTGTTGACATATTCCAGAAACATCAACATGAATACATCCAGTTCCCCGAAGTAATCAAAGGTTGCCTTGCCTTCGTCCTTCAAAATGAATCGTTCAAGGGTATGACGCTGGCCTTGAAAGGTCAGGTTGTATTCTTTCAGATGAGTCAGCGTTCGTTCTGGATCACTATTTAACGTCATTAATTCACCCTTATAATTTAGCGTATCTCCAACACGCAAATCAAGGTTTACCGGCGTAGCAAACGAGAACACCAATTCATGCTCGGCCATCAGCTTGCGCGTGTAGATAGCAGCATTTAAAGGCAGCTCTATTGTTGGTACGTTACGTCTGTATACTTGAATGTTCATTAGAATTGTGTTGTGAACTTAAAATTGTATTGTGTAATCCATTACATATATTTCCTCACCCTTCTCAGTTAGTACGATGCTATTGATGTCCTCCAGTCTAAAAAGCTGCTCGGTTGGTGCGAAGTTGTTTTCAAGCGTCAAAGTGAACTCGCAGTACAATTTCCCTTTGCTCCAGATGGGATTTATTGTATTGAATGACCCACTTTCGATATACCTCAATGCAAAGCCTCTTCCTAGCGTTTCGCTAAATAGTGTGAAACCTTCTGGTTTAGATATTAGCTCCAATACGTCCGAACGCTTTTGCTGTAGATCACCAATACTATCAGCCGTCAAATAGCAAGCGATGCTATACTGCAATGGCTCATATACTGTAGGCGAAGTAGTGTCGTATTCTCTACCATGTTGATCAGGCCACTCATTGAAAAAGCGTTCTTTTGGTTTCGGGAGCTTTAGCAATTCACTGTACAGCGATCCTCTGCGGAAATACAGGCCAAGCGATGTTGCTGGGGTTGAGTTGAGGATCGAACTCATTAGCCGAAAATTTTTACTGATGCATTCCCATTGGTCACTTTCGCTATTTCCGCATTGTGATGCCTTTCCGCCGTAACGTACGCGTTACCAGTTGCAATAATTTTTACTTTAGCATCGTTTGTGGCATACACCTGAGAAACATTGTAATCATCAATAGTCAGTGTAATATTGCCGCCAAACACAACAACTAGCTGTGCATTTTTCAAGGTGTGATCGCCATCCACATAGACATGATGTGTTTTTAGCTCATCTTTGTGTTGAAGAAGTAGTTTGATGTCTGGAAACTGAAATTCCATGCAATGCTCGATACCTTTAGGCGTAAGCATTAAATCAATCAATTCTTTGATAGATCCAGCCTGCTGCACCTCTTTAATGCCATAGCCACACGAACCTTTTCTATTCATGTGTCGCAATACGATTTCTTTTACATTATACCCCATATTTACCTCCTAAGTTTCGGTTGACGGCTTTGAGTTCATTCAGCATACCGGCAGTGTTATTAGCGATGTTCAGCGCTTCCGCGGCAGTGTTGTAGGTATTGACCTGAATTGCATTCAAAGCAATCAACTTATTTTGAGCAACCGCCAATAGATTAATCTGCGTTGCTTGCTGGCTATGCATAATGTTAAGCTGCTGCTTGGCTATATCATAACCAGCACGGTACATGCCGACGATTTCGCTTCCAGTTGATTCTGTTAATTGTGCCGCGACAGATTCCGATCGTAACGATGAGATACTGTTCATTCCTAATCCGTCAAATAGGGGAACTAAAGAATTCTGGAATATTTCCCCTGCTGCACCAATCCTTTCTCTCCAACTTTCAAAATTGAATCCCTGAAGGTCATTTCCGTTTAAAGACATATATTCATCCACCGCGGTCATCATTTTTTCAACTTCAGGTTCAATAAGTCGCATCTGCAAGCTGTTCACAATTGCGTTTTTGATAAAATTGTTGAATGAATCATCTAAAGCTTTAACCGCATCCTCACCCTGTTCAAAGGCTGCCACTAATGCATTAGCCAAGTCTTTAGAAAAACTTTTAAAGTCAGTTTGTAGCCTTATTTGCTTGATACGCTCTTGCAAATCCTCTATATCGTTGTCTACCCCTTGAAGTTCGTTTCGAGACTCTCTTATCTTATCCTGATTCGGCTTCTTCTTTTGCGCTTCCTCATCAATTTGTTTCTGTATCAAAGCGCGTTGCTGGATTAGATTTTGCATTTGTTTTTCAGAATCCTTGTAATACTGATCCCCAACACTTCTTTGTATTGACCTTTCTAATTGCTGGTACGCAAAATCTAATTCTTCAACTGCCTTTTTAGTGTTTTGAATTGATTTTTCAAGCCGTTTATCGCCTGCATTGAATATTGATTTGAATGCGCCGGCCAAAAGATTTGCGACGACCAATGCGGCTGAAATTACCGCGAGAATAACACTTGCCTTTTCTGCGGACTTAATTGCTGTTTGGACAGCCAGCGCTGTTGTTGCTATTGCTGTCAAAGAATTTAGAGCGGCTGTACCAACCTCCCCTAATGCATCTTTTAAATGAGCGGCAGAATTTACCGCATCTTGTACAAACGCAAAACTTTGTGCCGTTGCATTTTCAAGTTCCTTCCAATGCCTAAGTATTTTTGCTTTTGATTCTTCACTCCCATCTGCTGCTTCAGACATGATAGCGCGTATCTTCTGCCCTACACGTGCAAAAGGATTATCAGCAAGAATTTGATCTTGCGCCTCGCGAAGCTTGTCACGGATAGCCTGAACATCAATTGGATCAAAGTTTATCTTTAATTCAGCAAATTGCTTTTCAATTTCATCAATCAATTTGCCTAGTTGGGAGGCGGTATAATTGTCTAAATTATTGAAAAGCATATTCCAAGAATCCGAATTAGTCAATTGGTCAGCTGCAAGTTTAGATATATCTTTTGCACGCCTACGCTCCAATTCAGCCTCTTGTTCTGGTGTAATATCTTTTCCTAATGCAGTTCTAGCTGTATCGTATTCGCGGTCAAGATCTAAACGTTTCTGATTAAAATCCTTTGTCAGATTTAGTGCATCAATGTACTTCTTGGTTTCCCTTGCTCTCTCCTCCTTATCAAGAGCCTCTTGCCTTTCCTTTAGCGCCTTATCAGCTTCTTGTTGCGCCAATGTCAAAGCAGCAGGGGCGCCAAACATACCAAATGCTGAAGCTGTTAATTGAGCCGCTCCAAGCTTAGCTCGCTCATCAATAATTCGCTGGCGGTAGCTTTTGATGAGTTCCAGTTCCTTAGCAAATCGCTTATCAGCAGCTTCAAATGAAGTGGCTTCTGCGTATGAATTGTATTCATCTACCAATGCTTTTTGCGCGTCAAGTGACTTGGCTAATGTGGTAGAGTTTTGCCTAGTCTCCGCCTCCGAAACCTCAAAATCCTTTGAACGCTGCAATCCGCTCATATCAACATTGAAACCCTTGTTCTTTGGGTTATCATAGAATTTTCTAACCTCCTTCTCGATTTTTGCATACTTGTCTTTGATGGAGGCGATTTCCTGCTGATCACGGGTTAGGTTATTCCGAGAAGCCTGCTCATTAATCGCATCAATAGAGAGTTGCAAAGCGCGCTGACGTTCGAATGCAAGTCTACGCTGCTCTGCGGCACTTTTGGCTGCATCTGCGTCAACTTCTGGTTCAACTACAGTATCATCTACTTTCTTAAAACGAGCCGGTAGTTCGACGTCCATTATTCCAGCATTAATGAATCCATATCTATCTAGGACATCACGTTGCTCGCTAGTAAGTGTATTTCCAATACTTCGAAGTTCTTCAGCAGTTGTTAGGAGTTCGTTTTTAACGGAGGCAAATCTTTCTCGATGTCTTTCTAATCCAAGCTCGTCGAACTTATTATTGTTCAAAATTTTAAACGCTCTATCAGCCATTTTAGCCTGCTGCTCGAACTGCTGATTCAGTTCACGGGTGGTTGATAGATTCATTTCCTTTAGTAACTCACGATGCGCTTCTGTAAGTCCTAAAACCTTAGATCTGTTAATATCCAATGCTTCTCCTAAACTGTTCCATCCAGATACGGCCGAAGGCATCACAGCAGCAATTTGCTGAATAATATCCTTCAGTTCTTTCTGCTGCTTGGTATTTAAGTGGCCGCTATGCTTTAACTCATCGTAGCGCTCTAAAAGCGGCTTTATTTTACCTTCTGTCGCAGCCACTTCATTACGCTGCTTGATGTATTCCTCTGTAAGAGCTTGAGTTGCCGAACCAGCAGGTGTGACAGCTTCAATAATGTCTGCAAAGAAGCCTACAACCGCAATCGAAGTTTTACCTATAATTCCTTGCCCATTCTCAATACTTAGTACAAGATTATCCCAAGCGATCCCAACACGTGCTGTTTGATTTACCAACTTCTGAGATGCAGTTCCAAACTCATCATCCATTGCCCCAGCAGCATTACGAACTTTCTCTAATGAATTTGTTAACACATCGTAGCCATTGGTGGCGAGTGCGCCAAGCACCGTTCTATCTCTAATGGCACTAATACCGACCGCAGATAAAGCCTGATTAACACCAGCTGCTCCACCTTCAACTTTATTAAGCCCGCCAATGAAATCAGTCAGTACTCCTGCTGCATCTGCACGGAATCTCGCGCCAAGTTCTGCCTGAGTTCCTCCAACAAGTTTGAGGACTGTAGAGACTCCTTTACCAGTGCGGATTACCTTCTCCAGAATACCCAACGTACGGCCGATAGTAGATCCGACCAGCTCGGCCTCCACACCAACTGACTTAGTAGCTGTTGCATAGGCAAGCACTTCTTGTCGTCCAATCTTATAGATACCTGTAGATTGAGCGATTCGAGTAGCATTTGCTAATATCTCTGCTTCGGTAGCTGGAAAGTTGTTACCTAGGTTCACAATCTCATCACCAAAGGCTTTTACATTCTCAACGCCACCATCAACTAATTGAAGCAAACGAGCGATCTGCGCACCACCTTCTTCACCGCCGATATCGGACGCTGTTTCAAGCTTGGCAAGTGCTTCAGTGAATGCTAAGATATTAGCAGATCCCTTAACACCGAGCTGACCAGCAACAGTAGCGTATTCCAATAGCTTATCCGTGCTGACAGTTTTTAGTGATCGCGAAAGCTTGATAATGGCGTCTGATAAACTCTGTAAGTCTGCGCCAGCCAAGCCCGTTGTTTTGGCAACGTTCAGCAAACCATTATTGAAATCGATAACTGTCTGCTTGTTTGCGGTGAATAGCTTGAAAAGTGCCGTAACGCCAACGATCAAAAGGCCGATCGGAGAAAGTAGGAAAGACAAAATACCTTTACCCATGGAGATAAAGGCTGCGCCCAATTCTTTAATAGCAGATGGCTTTCCTGCAAGCTGATCGATGGAAGTACCAAAAAGCGCAAGCTTACGGTTGATGTCCATGATGATTGGACTTATCTGCTCAAGTGCTTCTCCGTAGTTACCAACATTGCGCTGGTGCAAACCCAACGTAGCGTCGATCTTCTTAATACCGTTGTCTAAGTACTGGGTTTGCTTGGTTAAAGCTTCGGCCTTTTGGCGCAAGTACTCATAAGCGGCAGAATTCTTCTTGCCCTGACGCTCAAGACGAAACATCTCAGCAAGTAAATCTTTAGTTTCTTTGCGAACTTTGCCTAGGGCTTGATTTAGTTGATAGTATTCGCTGCTTTCTTGCTGTAGCTGCTTGCGCCGACGGGCGGCCGCTTTCTCCCGCTGTGCCTGTTGACGTTCAGCATCTTTGAGCACTTTTTGCGCATCACGAAGAACCTTTTCGGCCTTACGTTCTTCCTCGGTGGCTTTGCGACGTTCCTCTGCCTGCTGCTTTAATGCTAGGTTATAATCAACCGCAGCCTTACGGCTTTTTTGAAGTTCGATGTTTGCTTTCTGCTGGGCTTGAACTAAACCTTCGGTAGCTGCTTTCTTTTCCGCCAGAACGGTTGCAGCTTCAGATTCAATTTGCTTTAGCGTGGTGAGCTCACTAAGTTCCTTCGCTCTTTCCTTGCGCAAATCCCGAAGCGAATTGATCGCCGCTTCCTGCGCATCTTTAAGGCTATTCTGTGCTTTGCTTACCTCAGCAATACCAGCAGCAGCTTTCTTTGCATCATCTGCTCCGCCGCCGGATCCTGCTTGAGACGAAACACCCGTATTCGACAAAAGCTCGCGTAATCTTCTGCGAGCTTCTGCATCATCAACAACTACCCTATACCTTAAATCAGCCATGTATACCCGAGTTTTGTGGGTATTTCAAAGTTCCCTATTCGCGGCAGGCAGGACAAGCAAAGGGGGTTGCAACGGGGCTCTGTTGCAACCACTAAATCAAGGCTAAGGTACTAGCTATCTCTACTTTCAAACATGGAAAACATCTCAATCACTTTACCGTCACTGCTGCCTCGCTTGCTTGGCGTATCATCGGAATCGCTTTTGGCGGACGGCATACACAAAGTGTACAATAGTAGGTTTTGGTAGGACGTCTCCCAGACTAGCTGTTGCTCGGACCATCCTTTGGTAGCGATGGCGGTGTTGATGATGGTTGCCCATGGGCTTGCTGATCCTGGGTATCGCTTAGATTCAGACTTTTGGTCAAAGCCAAAATGCCGAAAAAAGTCGATAAGTCTAACCTCCGGTAGACTTCCGATATAGCCTCTGCCAATTCGGGCATAGTAAACTGCTCATTGAGCGCATCCATCAAGTCTCGGCTTGGCATCTTTGCGCCTTTGCTTACAGCCATACCAATCACTTTAACTAATTGAGGTAGATTACTCTTTAATAGCATATTAATTTGATCTGACTGAATCATCCCTTCAACCTCTTCACCACCTAACATATCGTCAAACTCTGCGGCAATTAGCTGAACTTTACCAAGCGGAAGCCCAGAGATAGACAATTCTTTCGTGCGGTATAATCCAAGCAGGCGGCCAACAATACCCCACTTCGGCATGCGAACCTCGCCGATCTTTGTAGGCTGGTCAGCAAATGTATTTGCAATTTCTCTTTGTGTCATTTTTCAGGTGTAAAAAACCCCTACTTGATTATGTGGCAAGTAGGGGTATGTAAATTCAATTGCTTGGCGAATTACGCTACCGCAACTTTCTCGTAGTACCAAGGCGCTACTGGATCGCCGTCCGGGTCACTCACTGCCGTTGCCTCTGCTGTGAATCCTAATGAAAGGAACTCAGCGCCAGTCTTGGTCAATGGGTTTTCAATACGAGCCACCACAGCTCCATTCAAAATCACGAACACCATCTTGTGGCCTAATCGCGGACGTGAGGTCACACGTACAGCAAGATTGACAACATTCGCGCTATTGATTGGCGCTTCAAACTTGTTGGTAGCCGTGGAATTGGCAATACCTTTGAAAAGCAAATCCGCAATTTTAGGATCAAGGTTCAAAGATTTGCCGGTCACACTTGCGCCGTCACCTTCTTCACCAACAATTGCCCAAACGCCATCTTTGTCTTCAACACGAACTTTGGTAAGTGTCGCTTCTGGAACGTTGAACGATACCGACCCATCCTCGATGTCGGTAAACTTTACCCAACCCGTAGATGGTAAAGCTCCATCTGCACCAACCGGTGCAAACTCAATAGATTCTACTCCTTTTACTGGAAACATATTATTCTTTGTTAGAGACCAACGAGGTTGCCTCCTCGTATAATTCTGTTAATTAACTGGCGAATGGTCGCCACCCTAGCGGTATGCCGCCACTCCTATGTGATATCTTTCCGTAGAAAGTTGTACTCCACTTGAATATTGTAAATCCATTGATTACCATGGTTATCCAGTTGACCAGGATCGCGAAGATTGAGAGAAAAGTCGAAACCTTCAAACCCATCCAAAGCTGTAGCTGCCACCTTTCCCAATTCATGCAATCGAGGTATGTTTGGCTGGGTATTATCTACTGCTGTAGGATTATCACTGCGCTCGCCAGTAAGATTAGGCACATGGAAATTGACATTCAATATGCCTCCCTGAATCTGCTCAGCATCCCAAATTAGCGTATTGATAACGCAATCCTCTTTAGTACTGTTCAATCTACGCTGTAACAGTCGAACTTCACCCGAAAGCATATCAGCAACGCCAGCACTTAAAAGTACGAGCTTAACATCTTCCATCCCATCAACTGAACTTTTCAATTCACGTTTGCTCATACCTCTATTTCATTGAACGCTTGATCCAAACTATTTCCCACTTCCCGAAGCGCATCCCTCACGACCGACTTACCATGAGCATTCTCCAACCAACTAGCGTAATCCATTCCTGCGACTAACGTTATCCCCCAACCTGAAGAATCACCGTAACTGCGAGCAAGCTTTACTTCACGTAATGCCAATTCACGGCCAGCATCCATTCCTGGCGCTTTGTCGGTCCCGTATGGCGCTAACTGGAAATCCTCGTGAAGAACGACACCATTGCGGTAGATCATTCCACCAGTAGATGATCGCAGTTGTCCTGTCTGATCATCGTATCCACCGTCTGGGCGCATCTTAGCGCGCTGAATCTCCAAAGCTCTTGCAAGTACCCGTTTGAATGCATCTAGCGTTTGGCGATCCATTTCCTCGATCTGATCATTATAAAGAGCATCCAGTTCGGCAGGGGTCATATCTAATTCAAGTCTAAACATTATACGTCGCGGTTATACATTGCGGTTACACATATGCCACACAATGAAAATGCCCATGATGGAAGATTGCAATCGTATCATTCCAAACAATAACGTTACCTCTCTCATCATATCCAGTAACAATTTCGCCAACGGCAAGATTTGGAGTTTCCTCCGGCATCGAGATGGTATATTGTACATCAACTTCATTACCATCCTTTACCTTCTTCATACCGCGGCTACGTGAGTTGGGATAGAACCTACAAGGCAATGCTTGATCGATCGTTTCCCCTTGCCTTACGAGCTTATCTGGATATTGGTCTGGAAACATGCTTAGTGAGTATTTGATAAATCAACGAATCCAGAGTCACCTACGGGCTCGATGATACCCCATTTAGCTAGAATACGCCTGCGCATATCGCTCAAAGCATCTGCATCTTGCTGTGTGATCTGGTAATCCAGCTCGCGGACAGATTTAGGTAGCGTGATAAGAAAGTCAAGAAGTGCAGCTCGAGAAAGATCCATCGACTTAGTCTGATCGATATTACTTGATTCACGTGGTGCGTCTGGCGCCAATCCGTGCTCTTCCAAAATTAGTGTGACCGTAGCATCTGGAAATTTATATCCCATTGATGCCTTCAAGACTTCCTTAACGCTTGCCATACCTTAACCCTTCTTGATCAATCCGCGCTTTACACAGCTAGCCAAACGATCCTCATCAAAGTGAGAGACATCATCGCCTTCCTTCCACATCTTGCTGAAGTTGTCTTTATCAGCAAATGGTTGTAGAACGGTGTATTTGGCTGGCTTTGCCTTGCCTTTGGACTTGCCTGCATCTGCTGTCGCTGCCGCCTCTGCCGCGCGTGCATCCGCAGCGGCCTTCACATCTTCTGGAAGATCGATCGTATCAACGACTTTAACACCTTTGCCAATCAATTCTGGATTGTGCTTGATATCAGCCTCAGTTACCGTGTGCTTAACCGTCTTCACGGTTTGTTCTGTTGAGGGAGCAGCTGCTTCTGCTCCCTTGTTTGTAGTTTCTCCTGCCATTATGCTTGAATAATTTTAGTGTCTAATAAATAGATTTCGTCGATGGCAGTTACCACCGGTACCACGCGAGCCTGTGCACGCGTAACCTCTCTCAAACCTGCAGAAGTTGTGCGGAACTTGCTCACCAAGATGTACTCATTGGCTTTGCTATATTCAACACCTGCTTCTTTGTGGTTTTCCTCGGCCAATTGCGCATAAACCAAATCACCAACATTTGTGCTGGAAACAAATACCATTGCTCCAGCTGCGAACGGTTTGATTGTGCTACGCTTTCCGTCTTTCTCCACTTTGATCGTACGGTCGACTTTGATGAAAGTAAAGCCATAACGCTTACTCACCAATGTGCTCAACTGATCGAAATCAAGATTTGGGATCTGCTTATTGCCAGTACTGTTTTGGCTGAATGAGTAATACTCTTTAGCCTGGTCAGTAGCGGCGATCGCATTCAGAGTTGGCGTATCGGTGTAAACAGCTACGATGGTGTTACCATCTTCGGTCGCTTTCTCGACAATACGCTGGAAGTCATCAAATGGCTTGGCATTTACCTTATCGGTATACAGTCCTTCCACTCCAAACTTGTGATCAACCTTGTACTTGTAATCACAACGAACACCTACCCCAACATTCTCCGGATCTTCAACAACAGTCACTCCTGTAGAGAAACCGCGTAAGAAGATAGCTTCGTTACGCTCGTAGATCGCTCCGATGGCGCGCGGTGTATCCGCGAATAGTTTGGCAATCACCTGCCCATTGGTTGCTCCACTGCGGATCAACGTATCAAGCTGAGTAAGTTCAGTCTCATTTAGCGCTAGCTCAATACCCATTTTCGGGATATCACCAGATGCTTGAGAGATCGAATCGCGCGATTTAAGCGGCAATTCTGAATCCATTGCAACAACATCGGCAGCAACCAAACTAAAAGAAGCCGAAAGGCTCTCCCACTTCCCTGTAACTGAGAATACCGGACGAAGCATCGTCGTATGTAAATACGATAACGGACGCTTCGTGTCGTTCAGCGTTTCGACGGTACGTACAATGATCCCCGGAAAGAACTTCTGTACCCACTGAATAAATAATGATTTTTGCATAATTCTTAGTCTGCTCTAAAAATGATAAGCGGTCCAAGTGCTTCGATCGCTTCCGCGGTCGGCTCAATAACACACGCCTTTGGGTTTACTGTTCCCCGCACTAAAAGGGCAGCGGCAGGTTTCGCTGTTAAGACCGTGTTGATCTGCACGTGCGCATACTCGTATCCATCTGGAAGAGCTGCGTACGCGGTTGCCGCCGTATTGACTGGCATCGGCTTGAAGATATTGCCCGTAGCAGTATCTTTAATGATGATATGGCCAGCATTAACGACTTTCGGATCGAAACCCGTAACGTCAAGCGCACGTCCACCTCGAACCGTCTCCAAAACTTTGGTGACAATCACCGTGTCTTTGGACGAATCGATGATCGTACCTTCGTTGTGTAAATCTATTGTTGTTCCCATTTGATTATTTTATAATCCAATTTCATTCATTACCGAATCCAACTCATCCTTAGTTGCCTCGGTCACTTTGCCGTCTTTTCCGACGCCTCTAAACGGAGCATCATTCCCTAATTTACTCTCAGCTACGTTTTGGGTATGTGTCGTGTAATCTGACTCTACCTCACCCAAGTACTCTGCAAATGCTGCATCGTCAGCGAAATTCATTCTGCCGAAGTCACGAAGTACTTTACCAGAATACGTCTCATCAGCTCCAGTTAGTTTACCAAGGATAGCAGAACGGCGATCGTTCACGACTTTGTTCCCCTCCAGAGCAGCAAGCTTTTCTGTAACGGTCCTATTCCCCTCGATCAAAGCCTTTGCCCATGCTGGCATGTCTTCGGTTGTGGTGGCGGCAGTTTCGGTTTTATCACTCTTTTCATCGCCCTTGCCTGTGCTCTTCAACCTCTCCAATTCCGCAAGCTTGGTACGATATCGGTCGTCGTCTTTTGCAATTTCTGTGAAGGCATAACCTTCATTGAATGCATCCAACTTCGCTTCGAGTTCCTCTTCCGTAGTGACTTTGTCCTTTACCTTTTCGATTAGCTCATTCACACGAGCGTCTGAAAGTTGTGCGCCTCCAAATTTGCTTTGAAGTAATGCTCTAATTAGTTTTTTGAAGTCCATTTATTTGTGATTTAGTTATAACCGTATAGAGCTGCGCTGCTCATACGTGTACGCCTGAATACAAAAGTATGGAGGGGTTGTGGTGGGTTAAAGTGTTAGGGGTTGCAACGGGGGCTGGTTGCAACTGTTGGGTGTCGCTTTGCTAGAGACCTTTTTTTTGCGGCATTATTTTTAATGTATAGAATTTTTGCGGATAAGTCGGGGTATTGCTTAATCTTACGAAACTGTAAGTTACCCTATTTACTTATAAAAATATTTCTGATTGCCTATTAATGGCTTATAAATATTTATAAAAATTACCAATACAGAAGTAAATGTTGACTGGCTGTTTAAGTTGCAGTCGTTTGCAAAACATATTTAAAGAAATCTAATAAGTATGATATTACTACAATCAGTATTGAAACATATCATAATTATTAGCTATTTCCAAAGACTTGTACTTTATGCAGGAGTTAGGAGTGATTTGTAATTATTTTCTATTGATGCTTATGATGACTTCGAAAATAGACTCACTCACCTCCGTAGCTTTAGATTCGATGTCGGATATTTTTTGCATGTTAACATATTCTACATCATCTTGAAGCTCTTTTGAGGCATCTGAACTTACTGTCCTAGGAGAGTCAGTAAACAACTCCCAGAGCTCACTAAGGGGTTTATTTATAGGACAATCCTTTTCAGTACCAGTAGTCTTCAATTCATACTTGGCTGCTAGATCTTCGAGTGATTGGCGCCTTCTTCTCAATGTCTTGAATTGAGACCGAACAATAGCGGTATCAAACTGCCTTGTATCTAGAAATTCTCTAACTACGTTATCAACCTGATTCCCAAAGTTTTCATAAGAGCTTATCAGAATATCTTTCTCTGCTCTATCGGAGTCGTTTTGTTTACCAATCGTTTTCCCTATATATAATGCCAATAAAACGTTGATAATAATTGCGACAAATTCTACCGGATTTATGCCTAGAGTGATGCTATCTTGTAGCGTAAATTCAGAAAACTTTTTAAATAAAATTAGTGAAATTATTCCAATTGCAAATCCAGTAGCAAACGCTAAACCCAAATGAAGCTTACTTGACTTTATCCTTTGCATGTTCTATGTAAGAATGTATATCTTCAATCAAATAAGGTTCTTCCTTCGATACAAATTCTATTTTAGACATCACGGTTTTCGTATCGTAATGGCGGGTTAACCCACCAAACACTTCCTCTAACCAAGACGTTCCAAATCCTATCGTGCCGTCGAGGTTGACCACTAGCTTATTATATTCTCCACTTATTACTTTGGAAAAATACGGCTCCAAATATTCTTCACGAAATTGCTGTCCGGAATTGGACTTTCGGCCCTCGTCCCTATGCCTAGTACCTGGAGTACGAGAAAAATCCTTGACGTAAAGAGTTAATTTATCCATGCTGCGCTAACATTATTTTCATTCAATTCCCAGTGCACAAAAGTACCATTAAATTCGCTTTTTATAGTAGTATAATTACCATTAACGACGTCCGCGTAAACATTATTACTAATAATCTTTAATTCGCTTATTTGATTTCTGTCGAAAACTTCTTTAATTCCGGGTAACCCTTTTCCACGGTATGGTTGGCCTGTCACAGTTAAGTGCATTTGCCCATTCAATAAAAGTTTAAATATTTCATCGTTACCGCCATGGATAAGATGTGTCTTTAATTTATCTAACCAACCAAACCATTGGTTTGTTTTCGGTTTGTATTTCAAGCTTTCAAAAATACCAATTCCGTAATCAATAAAGATGAAAGAAACTTTTTTGTTTACTTTATCGTGATTTACAGATAGCCACCAATGTTCCTCACCTTTTTGTTTAACGGCCGCGTGGTTATTCGTATTTTGCATCAATTCAAGTATGGTTCTCTGCAAACCTTTACAACTCCTTGGATGTCCCCAAATAGTTTTAGAAGCTTCGTACATGACCAATTCTCCAAGTTCTGAATTGACTTCTTTGTTTCCCATTGTAAAGATCTGGTTCGATTTGCCTACCTTATACTCTAATTTCTCGCTAATCTGACGACCTAAATATTTAAAAAAATCTGAATCAATTAATCTTTTAGCTAATAATTTGTTATTAGGAAAATTTCCATTAAATCTTATTTTGCGAGCCTTGAAAGAAAACATAACTGAAAGTAATATCGTAACAGCTGAATAATCTAATTTTTCAACGTTTTTTAAATCAATGAAGACTTTAGTTCTTGCTAAATAATGTTCTTCTAGCTTATTGATAAACTGAACTACACTAGCCGGATTTGTAACTAACGAAAATTCAATCGGAGCGGTTACTATCTCCATAGATTTAACAATACCATCGAAAGATATTTCCGCCGAGGTACGATACCTGTAAATTATGTTATGTTTATTTTTAGACTTTTTGTACTTTTTAAAGCGAGCTTTATTCTTTTCGGCTCGCCTTTGTAAAGCAGCTTGAAAGTGGCGGGAGTAGGATAGTATGTTTTTCAATTTCAAGAAATGGATTGGCCGTCTTTATTTTTGCTAAAGTAAGAAATTCGAAACCATATCTAAGTAAGGTTTCCCGTATTAGGGATAAAAAAATTTGTATTACTTTTACAAACCAATTATCTACTATGGAAATATCTGAAGAAATTCCTGAGGCGGGAAATAATGATAGGCCTGAATCAAATAGAGAAAAATGCTGGAACTATAGTCTGCAATCCTTCGGCAAAAGCTATATTTTCAATAATAGAGCAAGATTTTACGAAACATGGTTAAGACGATTATCACTTTTAGGCGTTATAGTGCCAATTATGGTAGGTGCTACCGCAATGGCGTATAATTTGGACACTCCAATCTTTAATTATATACTTGCGCTGTCAGCACCCTTATCCCTTCTTCAAGTTTTAATGTCTTGCTTCTCATTAGTTAATAAGTGGGATGACAAATATTCTTACGCTATTGAGGCTATAAATGAACACGATAATCTTAGTGAAGCATTTAAGAAGCTAGCTACTTCAAATGGTAAGGGTGACGTTTCTGAAAGAAAATTCGAAAAACTAGAGACCAGACTTATATCATTAAATAAAAATGATTCAAAACAATTAATTACCGATCGCGAACGCCGAATGGGAATGCGATCGGGTTTGCGGGAATTTCAAAGAGGCTGTGCGGGGTGTGGAGAAATTCCTATATCAATGCAATCAACAAAATGCCCTGTTTGTGGTGAATTTGAGAAAAAAAATATAACTAAGCACTTTACACATGGATAAAAAAGTAGAACAACTATTGTTAGCTTATGCCGAGCTATCAAACGAACAAAAAAAGGATTTGAAGAAAGGTATTGATGATTATGACAAAAGTAATTCAATAAACGAAAGGAGACAGTTTACCGAACGTCTTCAGAAAAGTTTAGGCCCATTAAATAGGGTTTGCGAACGCTGTGGACGGTAGATGAACTTAAAAATTTAAAAGACATGGAGTTATTGTAGCCTTTAGCTCTATGTCTTTATATCTCCCACCCGTACTTCCTAGCAATAAGCCTGATCACCCATTTGCGGTAGAGCGATGATCGCGGATAGAGGTCCATTAGGATGTCTTTCCATGTAGGGTGGTTTTCTCCTTCAAAATGTTTGCTGAAATACAGGCGGTATAGCGTGATCAATTCCATTGATTCCGAGATAGGTCTTATAACTCTATGGTATAAAATCATGCACACTGCATATGGCAAACCAAATAAGAAGTAAATTATTAACTGCTTCCAGTTGTCCGAAACGCCGCCAGCTAAAAAGGCATTTATGATGAAGTAGATGTAGATTGCGTGGATCATGGCTCTTTGTTGTTTGTCCCCTTTAAAAAAGCCGTGAGAAACGGGGTGAATCCCACGGCCATACTAACCAATTAACCTAAATTATGAAGTGGAGCGCAACGGTTTCGAACCGACACCACCTGCCCAATGCAGAAACGCCCCAGTAACCGTCTTTCCGACCTGTCAGTCTTTGTGGATAATAGGGTAATGCTAATCTACACGTTACACCCTTCTCGTGATATGTTGCCTATTTTACTTTTCCAACAACAGTGTGACCACATATCACTATTTACCACCGAACTCTGAACCCGACAAGGTTCAACGCCTTTTCCGTAACGAAACCTGTTGCTGCATGTCTTTGCGATGATTCGCATAATCAAATATAAAAACATGTCACGACATATCATAAAATATTTAAAACTATTTGAACAGATGATTCCCGCGGCTATTCTTTAACTTCTGCCGGTACCTCCCCCTTCATCCGATCCATCTCATCCTGCACATTAGTGACCAAACCACTAATACCCATGGCAGTCTCTACGCTGATCAATCCACCATCTTTGGCTTTGATAGCCAAGGTAACATCAGCATCGAGATCCTCCAATTGAAAGTGTGGCGCTTCGAAAGTAACTGACAGCGATTGCATAGCGCCAGATACCGAAGTATCCATGCTCGCAAGCAAAGCTTTCTCCAGATTAATTCCACGTTGGATAAGCTCACCGTATCCACCTTCAATCTCTCTGCGACTAGCCAAATGCGCATCAATAAACACACGATCAAATGCCACTCCAGATAGATTGCCCAAAGCTTTCATTTCCTCGAAGCTGATGTTTGGGGTTTGGGTAAGCGAATAGATGAAGTTCACCAGAGTATCAATCTCCAGCTTGACTGCATCGACTGATTGATCCCAAGTGACGTACTTTGCGTCCGCATGTTCACCAGTAAGCAAAACAGCTTTGCCACTCTCCCCTTTTTCTTGGGCCTGCGCACCTGTTGCTCCCTTGAATACGAGCGTTGGTGATGCATGATAATCGTTGGTGTCGGCGAAGTTGCTGATCACTGTTTCCAGTCGTTCAATAAGCGGCTGAACGTTTGCCCAAATAGGCCTTTCACGACTATAGTAGATCACTGGAATCTTACCGTATGGAAGTTCAACTGTGTCAATCAATGCCCAGCCTTCTCCTGTTCCAGATCCACTGCCTGCCGCAGCACCCTGTTGGAAACGGTAAAGCTTTTCGATCGTGTAAACGTCAAGGCATTTGGTTTTCTGTTCGCTGCCGCCTGCACTTGCTCCGCCATTCTCGCCACCTGCTTGAGCATCGATCTCATAACCTCTACCAAAGTAGATCAGATCGCCATGGTTATCAAACACAGGCAGCAAAGTATCACCTTTGCTTGGGGCAAGAACCTGCACCTTGAAGTTCTTCTTTACCGCACTATATCCACCCCAATGAGTTGCATCGATTGTATCAACGGAATACCACAGCTTAGCAGCTTGAAGCTCTCGGTTCATGATATTGGCAATCTCCGATTCTTTGAAAGCCACTTTGTTATTCTCACGAAGGCGTTGCAGCAGAGAAAAGGCACGCTCCTCTCCGGTATTGTCTGGCTCTGCAAATAATTTGACCTTGCCCAGGTTCATGAAAGCAACACGACGTGTAACGATGATATCTTGAAGTGAAAGAGATAAGCGAGCTGGATCGATGTACGTTGTCTGTGTTGCCGGAGTAACACCATCGGCCATCATCACCGGTTTACCATCCGCCCCTAGCACCTTCTTGACGATCGCCTTCTTCTTACGCTTCTGCTCATCGTGAATAGCATGATCATCGGGGCTAATCTCTGGCTTTACCTCGTATGTTGGCGCGGCCTTCTTGCCCATCTCTTCAATGAGAGTGGGCGTGATCTGCTCTTGCGTTTTCTTAGTCTCTTTCATAATTACTGCTTGCTGTGTCTGCTTGGCTACCCAAACATGCCTATAATTGAATCGTCGATGTTGCTCTCATTGTTGATGCCAAAGTTCTCAGCTATCCCTGTCAAACAATCCTCAGCGTCATCGTGCGGATTGTTTCCTTTTTTGGTGTATGTAGTAATGTGTTTGTGAAACTGCGGCCACATCTTCTCCCATCCTGCTGGCATATGGATGAGCATATTGACCTTTGCAGAGTTGGTAAAGATCCTAGCCTGCTTATTATCTCCCTGATGAAACCAACTAACCTTACAATCGAACGCCTTGAGCGTTACCAGATGTGCTTCTACATTTCGTGCGAAGCCCCGACCACCGTTATTCGATTCGATCTTAGCATCGGTCACTCGGTATGTTGCTAACTGTCGCGCGGTATCAGGCTCTGTGATCTCCATTGGATCCTGCGTGTAAAGTACATCTTGAATATAGCAGCCAAGATCAGTCTCCACGTAAGCGATACTACATAGGTAATCCTTGCCCGTATCAGCCGTATCAACATAAGCTTTGCGGTAGGTTTTACCAGCTGGCGGTATATTCAAATACTCTTTGAATGGCCTATACATCAATCCTTCTTTAGGCTGCGGATTCTGCATGTATTGGCGACCGAAGTTGATCGGGTTGATATCATTCATCTTGAGCAGCTCATTGAGATTATGCTTGAATTCCCAAAGCGCTTTGCCCTGCTGTAGTGATTGCCCTTCTTCGACAATGATACATGGCAAACTAAGCACCTCCCATTCCCCAGGGTAATTTGCAAGGACATGGCCACATAGATCATTTTCATGTAGTCGTTGCATGATAATGATGATTGGCGTATTCCGTGAGTTTACACGGTTGATGATCGTTGAATCGAAGCGATTATTCACACGCTCGCGCTTTATCTCACTATCCGCATCATCAGGCTTGATAGGGTCATCAATGATCAGTGCGCCACCAAACAGTTCACCTCCAAGCGCAAGCATTTCTTCAAGCTCCAGTTCGTCATCTTGCAGCTGTGCATCATTCGGCTCATTGTCAACTTGCCCAGCACCGAAACCAGTAACCTGACCGCCGGCAGCACGCGCATATACGCCGCCGCCAGCTGTTGTGTACCATTTATTCTTTGCTCCAGATCCTTGCTTGAGTTGTACATCCGGAAATAGCGCTTGGTAGGCTTCTGACTGGACCAGATCCTTTACCGCTTCGGAGTTATCCAAAGCAAGGTCATCGCTGTACGAAAGGTGAATGAATTTAGATGCAGGATTTATGGCCAGACCAGCGCTGATAAGGTTCTTCACGGCTAGTTCAGTCTTACCATATCGAGGAGCTATATTGATGATCAGGCGAGTGATCCTACCCATCAGCACATCATCCAAAGCCTTCGCAATCTTTACATGATGATCACCGACAACAAAACTACGCGAATACTGCTTTTGAAAGAAGTACTGCGTGTAGTTCATGATGGATGACTTACACCATAGAGCGACGATATCGCGACGTGTAAAGGCTGCGTTGGTTGTCATTAAGCGTCAGTCGTGTTAAAGTTCCCACTTGCCAGCTGCTGAAGCAATCGCTGCGCCTCCTCTGGTGATACCTTCTCATTCAATGATTGATCCTTGGTGGTGATATCCAATTTATCTTTGTACATCCCACGTACGCGCATCAAACGATCCATAGCGGCGTCAGCTGAGTAGAGCTCGACCTCCAACCCATTTTTACCGTACTTAAATGATTTGATGATGCCTCTCTCCTTGTCAGCGATAAGCTTTTGCATATCGACTTCCACTTGCGGTACAAGTTCAGTTTCACCGTTCACTAACCGGGTAGCAAAGGGATTACGACGTAATTCGATCTGATAAGCAAGGATCTGATCACGCTTAGGCTCAAGCATAGCTTGAAACTCATCAAAAGCTTCTTCGGTATATCCTTTTTCCGCGCAAAACTCCTCTTTAAGCATTAGCTCATACTCGAGTTCAGCGATAAGCTCATTAAGACCCTTTCGAACCATCGGTGTATATGCAACCATCTTTGTGGTCATGTAGTCAGAGAGGTTGCCTCTAGCGATATCCGCAGTCTTCTTGGTAAGCTCTTCTGCTGTGAGGGATAGTTCATCAAGCCTAGAGGTGATTGCAGAGGAAATATTAGGTTTTCTTAAGTTCTCATGCCCCACAACAGCAGCTGTCTTAGCGCTATATCCAGCACGAATAGCCGCCTGCGTAGCATTGAAATCTTTGCAATACTCTTCTACAAAACGACGCTGATTGACGGTTAACTTTACCTCTAGCTGTTCACTACCCATTCCCTTTCACCTCCTTTACAATTTGATCTACCGCATCACGCGCCCAGCTGACATGCGTGTAATAATGACGTGCTCTTTCTACTTTCTTACTAATGACTTGATGTGATACCCCGATCTGCTTCCCCAGCATAGTGGCAACTCCACTATTACGACGAATACCGCAATCGGTATAGATAGTCTCAGGTGACACCAGAAGTAGAGCTGCTGCAATTGATATGATTTGTACCTGCCAATGTTCACTGGCAAGTGGTATAGTATGAGTATGCACGGACTTGATTATCTCAGGCGTACATGGCAAGGACTTGAAACGCTGGTAAACCTCTTGAGCGATATCGGGATGATATTGCTGAAGGTATTGTTGAAGGTTTACAGTGGTTGGGATTGTACTTACAGATGTTGTGATCATGCTGCTACCTCCTTCCCTAGTTGGGTTGTGATGGGCTGGCCTAAGATAGAGATGATCGCCTTCTGAAACTCCTCTAGTGTGCGTATGATGTAAACTGGTGTACCATCTTGCTGCCATACCTGATGTACTTTTGCCTGTTCTGGAGAGACTGTACCCGTTAATGTTTTGAATTCAAAACCGTAGGCTAAGCCTAAGTGGATTAGGATGCAATCTGGAATACCAGCTACTACACCGGATGCTTTGAGTTGCATCCCTTCTACGGCGTTTCTACTTCCCCCGTTTGGAATGTGAAAGAAAAGCCGACGTGTGGCTGGGTAGGTGTTCCACAACCAAGTTACTGCGGAGGTTTGCAATTGGATTTCTGTCATATCTACACGTGGTGTGGTTTAAAATATGCAGGATGACCCGAAAGCCACCCTGCATGAACACATATACACAGTGTAAAGTTAGTGATATGTCTTGATATGTCAAAGTAAAAAGTTGGGTTACAGAAAATAATTGAAGGTTACAGAAGCTGCAACCTATAAAACACTGATTAATTGCGAATTAATGGTCAGGTTACAGTAAAACATCAATTTTTACAAACCTCTATAAAAACTAAATGTGAGTACGTTAACCCTATAGGAAAATTGATGTTTCATAAAGATTACATTGTTGCATTTAATTTTTTAGGATATTTATAGTAAAAATGTTGTAACTCCTGTAACCTTAATAAAAAATTGTGCTTGATATACTTTTAAGGCTGTTTTTGGTTACAAGTATACTTGTAACCCTCCTGTAACCTAAGCCCTAATCTTGTAACCTGTCGCATAATTTGTTATCATCTGTTTGTAACAACTATACAAAGTGGCGTAACAGATGAAAAACGACTTAATAAACTGAAAAACAATTATTTACAAAATTGTAACAGAATAACACCCTTTTTTACAAACCACTATGAAAACATAATTGTGAATTCGTTTACCCTATAGGAATATTGATTATTTTTAAACATTACATTGTTGCATTTATTTTTTTAAACTAATTATTACTAAAATGCTGTTACTCTTGTTACAGATATAAAAAAGTGCATCAGCTGTACAAAAAAGGGTGATTTTTGTAACAAGAGTTATTGTTACACTCCTGTTACAGGGTGTTAAAAATTGTTACATATCCAGGAATTTGAAAAACGTTATCGGAATTTATTAAAGCAAATAAAAAGCCCCTATAAAGGAGCTCTTTGGACAATCATTTTAATTGTCAGCAGTATCATTATTGGTACTATATTATATTCATTGATATATCACCAATCAGACTTCTTTGTTTGATCCGCTACTAAATCAACTACACGAGATAAATCCTTCTCCAACTTATCTTTAGTGGATTTTTCGACAAGCTTACCTTTCTCATCAAATATAAAAAGCTTCTTCTCTTTATTATTCCACACATCACGCTTACCCGAAAACCCCATAGTCAATGTAAATTGCACTCCTGAATTAGCTACAACAGCAAATCCATCATATTTTTGATTTGCAGCAATATCCAGTTCTGGTACATTTATTTTATACCGGCCGTCTTTAACTTCTACCAGCATTTTATAGGATAAATCAAGTTGATAAGCACTTCCTGCTGATTTATCCGTCTTCGTATAACCAGGAATAAAATCCTTGATGACTATCGCATCGTTTAATACTTCAACAGTAATATATTTAGAATTGCTTTTAGTTTTTACGTTCGCCACGATGTTTGAAATGATCTCATCTTTACTATCGCCTGTTTCTACCACTATGAATATTTGTCCATTAGCGAATTTTAAACCATCTGGAGAGACGAAAACGCTTGCGTCTTGCGCGGCTACATCAAATGTTGTATAAAGCGCAAAAGTAATCGTAACAAGGATTGATCTTAACATGATATTAGCAGTTGGATTCACTATTTCTCTAATATATCTATAATAGACAAAACAGTCTGATCTGATTTCATTTTTTCAACAAACTTCGGCATCTTTAATTTTGCACTTCTTGAGGATGAGGAAGGTCTTATGTAAACGGCACCTATACCGATCGAAGCTAATGCTGATATGCCAATCAATGTCTTTTCATCTTTGCTTTCAAAAAATACTGCATCATCGGTCGAGCCATAGTAATTATACCTCTCGCCATAGAATCTTGCAAGATCCGTTGCAAGGGAAGAGTAAGATCTAAATGTCAAAATCGATCCATCTAGGGATCCTCCTGAAAACGAATAGTACACCTCGTTCTCCTTCTGGCCCTGACCTTGATAAAGAAGATCTGTAGAAGATTCATTTTTTAGGTTTCGTTTCTCCAAGGTTTTAATAGCATTTTTATTTGCACCATAATTAAAATGCGGCTCAACAATATCTGTAATATAAGGCTCAACTATCACTCTTGCAATTGTGGAACCTCCTGCGTGCCTAGCGGTAATAGTGGTTTCTCCGATATGTTCAGCAGTGAAATTTCCATTGATGTCGACAGTTCCCACAAAAGGATCACTTGAAGACCATTCTATATTCGAGGCATTTGAAACAGTGAATGCGAAATCACCGTCATACTTTAATTTCACCTCGGATTGATTGATTTGGTAGTTAGACTCTTCATTCTTGGAGCACCCAACAAATAATAGCGCGATAAGCGCAAGTGCTTTCAATTGTAGATTGTAGGTCATAATTATTTGTAATTTTTGGCGAATATAAGAAAATAAATCACGCTAGTAACTACGTTTTCCCGTAATCCTAGATCACACCCAAACACAACAGACCCACAACCACTAATAATAATTTCATAACTTCATAATTTCAGCAAATATAGGAAAATAGGCTGCACTGTTCTTTACGGTTTACCACGGCACGTTAACTTCCTCGATTATTGTTGAAGCAAGGAAAGGATCTTGCGTATAGTAAGCGTTATCGCCGCCAGATATAAAAACTCGATATGATCCATCTTTACTCTCAAAATAATCTCTATCATTGTAGCCCTTACCAAGATAGTTGTATCTCTCTTTATAGAAAAGCATCACATTTTGAATCACATTGAGATTAAATATAAACTCAATGTTAGCGCTGACCATTATTCCTTGAGCGGTTAGGTAACCGACATATTTTTCTAAGTCTCCTTGACCGCGAAATACCGTATATACTGTACTGATATCTTCTAAATACTCGCGCTTTTCATATTCCATTATACTCTGGACACTACCACCGAAATTTAAGTAGGGCTCGACAATACCGGTGACATACGGCTCCACAACTACAGTCGCGGTGAGGGTTTGTCCGTCTACAGTGGCAGTTATTTTAGCCTCACCGACGTGGTGCGCGGTGAATTTGCCAGACTCATCAACCGTCCCAACAAACTCATCACTACTGGACCATGTTACGTTCGAAAAGTTAGGAACTCTGAACTGGACGTCTTCATCATATTTAAGTGCTGCTTCTGTTCTGCTTAATGCTGGGACAGGCTGCGGATCATCTTTGGAGCAGGCGAAGAAGGAAAGGCACAGGAAAAGGTAGGTACTTAATTTTAGGAAGTTAGTCATAGTATCATAATTTTCTATAAAGATAGGAAAATTATTTGGGGAGGGGTTGTGGAAGCTGTACGCCCATTACCACCAGCTAAAGAGTTTTTTACAACTAAAACCGTAAAAAGTCCAAATTTACAATTTCCAGCAAATATAGTCCTCCGTAGCCAGATATTATACTAAAAATAAACAACACAAACCTATGTCTCCATGAAACTGTTCTATCAGTTTTATTATTAAAAAAATCAGCAAACACGGCAAGTGAGAATGCCCAAGAAAGGAAGAGCAAAAATGCTGAATAAACACCTTGCATGAAGCTCGATGCGAAAACGAGAGGTATAATAATCGTTCCGAAGAAAACAATCATAAAAATAATCCCAGCAAATCCTTGAAGCAAAGTATAGTCTTTGTCCTTCTTTTCTTTGTAAATATAATTGAACCTCAAATTTAGGTTTGAAATATTCCTATATGGTATAATTAATATGTCGCCAGCCACATCGGAATATTCTTTAGCACCCTCTTTGATGATCCGTTTTTTCGCTATCGATAAAGATATACGATCCAATTGTCCATCTTGATCTAACGAATAATCATGCAGGACACCTGTGTAAAAATTTGGTTTATCTTCAGAAGAGTCATTTACGAAAACATCTACTTGAGTAGAGTGATATGAGTTTCGGTACTTGTTTAATTTAAAGTCGTCATGATTCAATTCATTTCTAAAAAGATAATTCCACTCATTTGAAAACCTAAGTGGGGAAAACTTTATGTCTAGCTTCAAAAGCCGTATCGCTTTGTGGACTATATGCCCTAGAGTGCATGCCAGTATCATGCTTAAAATAAATAAAACTAGTAGGGTTTTTAACTGAAAATCACTAACATCAGGCAAAGAGTTTGTCTGTAAATCTGAATAAATATTTTTACATCTGATGTACAGCTGACTCATATCCATACTAGACACAGACATGAAGATCAGTACAATTATTAATTGAATGATGATCCCCCAGAATATACTTGTGATAATTTTATCCGCAAAAGATCCCGAATAAAATTCTTTGTTAAACTTCGATTGGAAATAAAAGCGTTTAAAAAATATGCCCGGTACTACTAAATATATTATGTAAAATACCGCAAGGATGGTTAGTCCAAAATTCATAATTGTTTCAAGGATTATTGGTCATTAATCCGAACTTGGAAAACTTAACGTACCAGGGTCACCTTTTCTCCGTTTTTCAAAGTAAATGAAGTTTCAGGCTTTTTCCCTTCTAGCTCCAACTCCCGCATTCGTGAAATCGCTTCAGCAAGTTCACGTCTATCGTGATAATTAGAAAGGCTTTTCTTTGCCTCGTTACTTATTACATCCATATCGGAAGCAAATGCAGTATTGAAAAAAGCAAAAATGGACTTCTTGATGTGACTTAATAGAACTTTCATAGTATTTACAATTACAAACACATATCAATCAGCTTTTTAGACATCGACATAAACTGTCCTTTGGAAATATCAATATCTTTTCTACCTTTGCACCCCTTTTTAAGCTGGGGTTTTACAAGTATAATATATTTTACACTATTTATCACCAATACCAATAAAACATTTAAAATGTTTGATACAATAAAAACAACTGGTATAACAAGGCGGTAAAAAGTAATTAGTAACATAGGGCACCTATTTTGATAGCCCACCGCGCGATATAGATATCTGCCAATCGATGATAAGGGTCATGGCAGTATACCACCTTAAAATATTTAAGTTAAGTTAACCTAGCTCATCTACTGAAGTCCTATAATTTTCACGTTTTTAATTATCATTTACGTTACAAAGTAGCTTTGTAACAAAGAATCATTAAAAAACACTTGTTATTGATGAGGGTGAAGCTCTAGCACCTACCCAATCTCCACCCTAACCGCAAACTCTACAAAAACCATTATCCTCAAAAACTCTGCTGATCACGGAGCTCTTGGCAGGCGCACTAATTTACGCCCATTGAACAGGTGCGGCTTATCCTTCAGATCAACTATTCTGATACCACGCTCGAGAAGCTCCTCTGGGCACTGTGTATATGTGTCCATGGCTAAGAGGTGTATTTATTGAGGTAGTATCCAAGTGTAGCGGCCGCCGCAACGATCAATATAAACACCAAGATTCCCTTGATAAACTCTAGAACGTCGGCCTCAGCATTCAGCTCTTCGCCAGTTGAGCGCCGCTGTATCTTCTCTCGGCTTTCAAGCGCGCTTTCCTGCCGGTCATCCTCACTATGAAGATGACCGATAATAACCTTTGGAGAAGGCATGGCTATGCAGTAAGTTTTAACCAGTAATCGAAAGAGGGCTTTTCCAAATCGGATGGACTGATTTCCGATCCGCATTGAGGACATTCAGTATGTCCGTATTCTGGCTCACCCCAAGTAGCGATTTCGTCGGTAATATATATTAGATTGTCCGGCGACACTTCTACTTCACACTCTGGACAAATCTTGGTGTGTTTGTCGCTGTGGTAATCAGCAACGACCATCTGAATTTCCTGTGGATCAAGATCCGCCAGCAGATCTGCATGAGGTAAAGCAACCCCGTTTGCCTCCGGAGTTGCTTGCTTTGTTAGATTTTCTTTACTTTGCATCGTATTTATTCTTTGTTAGAGATTTATACACCTTGATAGTTGGGGGTTGCCTCCCCCTTCTATCTCTTTGTTATGATACAAATATATTAAACTTTTTAAACTAAACAAACTTTTTAAACTTTTATTTCGATTAGAATGGGTATTCTTCTCTCTCGATATCCTGATCAGCTATATACTCCCCTTCAAACACATGCACTCGTCTAGACGAATGAGCCACCTTTTTCACAACGGACTGCCCAAAACTTAGCTCATACCTCTCGCAAAAATCCCTCACAGCATTATTTAATGTACGCTGACTCAGCTTATATTTTTCCTTTAATTCAGTAGCAACGTAATCATCGTATGATTTTTGAAAATTTGAGACTTCAACATAATCTGAGGCAAGCCAAGTCTGAATGTTATCAGAAATGAATTCCAAGGTTTTCTCACCGTACTGGATATTAAACTTCTTCTCCCAACCATTATCAGATAGATCCGCCAAATCAATTTTACAGCCCTGCTGTAAGTGAAATTGGATGCAGCGAAGCACGAAATCGTCAAACCCTTTCCACTCTTCTTTAGTAAAGCCCTCTGGAAATAGTTTGCCGTGAACAACATCAACACCGCCGCGCACGGTGTAGTAATCTGTGAATTCTACCGGACGAAATCTTCTCTTCAAACCACCATCGCTATCTTCATAAGAATAGTTTGTATTAAAAACGACCTTGGGTGAATCTTGAATATTTACCGAATACTCCCCCTTGTATTTTTTATTGATATACGGATCCTCGATAGTACTTTTGATAAATTCCCAATTGATCTTTTTGGGAATATCAGGAATGAAGTATATCCTGGAAGAGTCATTCCATACGGCGTAGAATTTATCATCCCACTTTATCATCGCCCCAGAAGCAGTGCTAACTCCGATAAAATTCTTCAGCAGATTGACGAAGATATTCTTACCACTACCACCACCCTCGCGCGGATCGTTAACCATTTCAGTAAGTATTATTGCATACAAGCTTATTGGCGAATTATAGTCATGACATAGAAAACCTATCACATTCTTCACATAGTCCTTAACGTTTCCCTTTTCATCTGGTCCAGTTGCGTTTTTGAGGTATCGCTCGTAAAGATCTTCAGTAGCAGCATCGCTTTGGCTTTGGTAATTCCGAGAAAGCATTTTGTCTGCCCAAATGAACCCGTCGATCTTATCATATTCGATCGCTTTAATTCCTGTAGCAGTAATACGAACGGCCACATTATTATAGAACTTATAGCATACATCGCTACTATCTTGAACACAATCTGTATCCTCGAACTTCTCAAGGCGTGAATCCAAAATGAACTTACCAGAAGCCTGAATAAACTTTTCATATGCATTGCAAATATCTTTGTAAACATCAGCCTCCTCTTCTTGAATATAATCCTTCATCATGCCGAAAAATTCGATCAAAGTAATGCGCATTACAAAGCTACCATTGATCTGGACGGCTTCATTTTTATACAAGCGGAATCCAAGCTGATGGGCTACATGCAAAAAGTCTTGTCTGCTAATTACAAACTTACCTTTATCGTCATACTCCCAAAATATACCGTGAGGATGCTGCTGTTGATATTGTACCTGCAACCTTTGAAACTCTTCCTGCGCTTCTTTCGAGAAATTGGCAGGAACTGCGGCAGTACCATTTATAGCGGCTTTCTTAATTATCGACTGCTCAACAGCGCGCTTAACTTTTCCATACCCTTGATCAATTAACCATCGAAATGCCTGTTTCTTGTCTCCATCAAAAGTAAATTCAGCTAGTAAAGTTGCTGGATTGTAACCGCGCGTCGCTTCCAGATCAGTCGAGGTAGTGAAGACATAAAATACTCGCTTTTCTTTATTCCAACTGGCCGATACGCCTTCTGTCTTATCTGGCCTAGTAAACCAAATGAACTTAGCATTTTCACGAAGAAAGGACCATCCTTGAGACTGCATCAGCTCAAGCGGATCACAGCGGAAATTATAATCTTCGAATGGATTGGTCGTGTAGTATGACTCCTGCGCTTGGGTAGGCTTGGGACTCGGAGCAACTCGCACCACCTCATCATAGGTGCGGCATAGATTAATTAAACTACACCGCTCCTCCCAGCTGATAATTGGTATTGGATTATTCTGATGAACACTATACCCCATCGATGGCGGATATAAAAAGTATCCACCTTCACCTCTTGTTTCCAGAAAATTGACATTCTTACTCGGCCTTTTGACTCCGCGATCACGCTGGGCTTGCTGCTCCGCTTCGCTAGTAGGCCTACCGGCTAGCTTCTGATTACCTTCGGGAAGATGATCTTGAATCCGGTACAAGATATGATATCCACCGCTCGGCGTTCGGTGAACACGAAGCCGAGTATATAGATGCGGATAAAACTTATTCATATCAGCAAGCAGCTGAGCATCGATACCAGGATAGTACTTGCTATCGATATCGATACATTCTAGATTTCCCGATATAGCTCCGCACACCGCAGCAACAGCATTGGTATCATGGCTTTCCATAATTTGCCACAATTCCGACTCATCAGCTCTACGTGACTGGAACTCTGTCCAATAACCGTACGGTGTTTTCGCTGGCCGTCCCTTTTCTTCTTTTTCCCTAACAGCAATCAAAGAAACTCCGTCTTTAATAAGCGGAAGTATCTCAGCCCAAATATTCGCCAAAGCTACAGCCATTCCTAAACCAGTGTGATATCTACAAAATCGATTTTATTTACTCCAATCATCCTACGCTGATGATCTACCCATGATGGCTTGTATCCCATAGCCGCAGTGAACGCTTCCAGAAATCCGTGATTCTCCTGGTCTTTGGCTCTTGCTACGCGCGCCGCGAAAGGCTGCTTCTTTTTCATTTTAGCGTATACAGCTAGTTCGTTAGGCGATAACTCGCTGATCCTGCGACCTACTAAATCTGTATAATGGCGCGTCACTTCAACCAGTTCCCCCTGCTCCAACTCTTTGTCCGTTAATGGTCGCTCGTGACCGCAAAAGCTACAGATGCGCTGCGTGGCTGGAATGATTGATTCACATTGAGGACATAGGGCCACAGGCGCTACGCCTCCACCGCTTTTGGAACGCTTAGTGACTTCCCACATAGTTTCCCATCCTCTGTCTTCGAAATAAAGCCCGTGGCGTTCCCAATTACCTCCGTAATCAAGAACACGGAAATGCGATTTGATCTGCTGCCCTGCCGCGTCCCATACTGGCCGCGAGCCCCGTCCGATCATCTGAAGGTATAGTGGCAATGACGTTGTAGCGCGATTCAGTATCACCAAATCCACCGAAGGACAATCAAAACCTTTGGTCAGGCTGGCCACGGATACGCATATATTGGCATAGCCTAGCTCGGTAAATTTTGCGAGCTCATAAGCTCCATTCTCCAGTTGGCTGTGATACTCAACAGAGGAAAACCCCTGCTCAAGTAAACGCTGGTTCATTTCGCGAGCATGTTTAATCGAAGCAACGAAGATCATACACTTGGTGAATGGGGTGCTACGCAGATCTTCGAAAATACCATCGTAAACTTGATTCGTCGAAAATGCAGCTTGCTGAGACTGCTCGGTATATTCACCATTTCGCAATTCCAAGATATCGGTATCAGCTTTGGTGCGTGCTGAATGTCTGTACGAGCATAGAAAGCCTTGCTGTATAAGCTCATCTACTTGGCAGCAAACCACGCATTTATTGTAAAGCTCTGCTAAGTGCTTTGCTACACGTCCATCTGGAGTGGCTGTAAAGCCCAGAATATATGGATTGCTCAGCTCAATCAACTGACGAATGATATTGGACGGCGTTCCAATGTGAGCTTCATCGACGATGATCAGCGGTGGAAATTCAAGGGCGGCAAGTTGATGCAATATCAAAGGACGTCGCGTCAGAGTTTGAGCCATAGCGATGTATAGCTGCCCACCTTTAATGGAAACATGCTTTACTCCTTTGGCTATTTCATGACCTCCAGCTTCGTTGATAATCTGATCGTAGATTTTAGCCGTCTCACTGATAATCACAACAGCTCTCCCATTGGCTGTTGCTTTCCTGGCTACCTCAATGAACATTTTAGTTTTGCCCGATCCCGTCGGAGCGCACGCAATAACGCGGCGATGATCACGAAGAGCCACCGCTAGGTTGTTTACAAATTTCTGTTGATATAGGCGAAGAGTTATTGGCGCAGATACTTTCATGGCGCTACCCCCTTCCATGTGGATGGCGCGCAAAAAATCTTTCGATTGTGCATGGTATTATTCTTTTATCCCAAAGCATATGTTTGCAGAGGGAAGTTCTGTTAGAGATTAATGAAATGGAAGTAGCGGAAGGGGTTGCCTCCCACGACCGCTACTTAATTTTTTGATTAGAACGGTAGATCGTCGTCCTCATCGATGGTTTGAGCTGGGGCAGAATTGCTTCCTTGCGACCAGTCTTTTACGTTACCTAGGATTGGCTGATGATCATTGATCCATGATTCATTATCCTTATTCGCTTTGTAAACTTCCGTTGGTAGCGATTTAGCAATAAAGCCGTTGTGTCCATACTGATCTTGCTCTTCACGAAGAACTACACGTACATCCATGTAAACGGCGCCATCTTTTTCGGTCATACTATTACCCTCAATCGGTAGCAATACGCATTTTACCATCTCTCCGGCCTTATTCTTTTTATCTACGATAACAGCCTGAGGCAATTTTGTTAGGGCAATTGACCCCGTTAATGTTCTGTTTGACATCTTTATCTGGTTTTTAATATTACAATTCTATTGGTAGTAGAACATTCAGTTCGCACCTGATGTTTACTTATTCTTTTCCGTTTTGCTCTCGCGATACCCTATAGCCATGAATACTACGAGCACTACAATAACTTTTACTGCAAACACCATTACGCGACTTTCTTTTTAGTGGCTCTAGCGACAGCTTTGTATTTTGGCTCGTATGATACATCGCTATGAGTGATCATTTCCCCAGTTGCTTTGGCTTGCTTTTCAGCAAATGCAGCCATTTGATCAAGCTTGACCTTACCCAAATCTTCAGCGACAGTTCCACTATTGGTTAGATAATAATCTACTACAGCGCGCCAGCCGTCAATGCTTCCCACGATCATAGAGTAGGATTCGATGGCTCTCGGCGCTTCCACTTGACGGTTAGCTTGAGCCACCATGACAGTAACTGTTGCGGCTTGCTTGGCCTTCGCTGCGTCTGCATCAGCTTTCTTTTGGGCGGCCAATTTGTTATCAGCCGCTTCCTGCTCCTGTTTGCGAGCGAGCTCCGCCGCTGCTTCACTTTGTGCAACACCTGCTTCAAGTTCTTCTTTGCGAGCAGGCATTAGCGACAAGAGGTATTCTGCATACTTACTTACCTCCAGAGCAAAATGCGAATCACAAGCGTCAAACTTTTCCTTTGTCCGCACCTCTTCAATCAACTCGGTATCCCCTACCAAGGTGATGGAATTCCAAGCTTCATTTGACAAAGTCCAATCCATGGCAAGAGTAAGCTCGCTAATTGCATCCTCTAATAGATCCAACGTGGCGCCGGTATATACGGTCAAGAGTGTTTGCTTTACCGTAGACAGATACACCGCATATCCATTTCTTAATTGCGTTTCAAGTTGCGCTATATCATCAATACGCTTTTGCTTTGCAGCCAGTTCAGCTTGTTCTTTTGCTCGGGCAGCAGCGGCCTCTTCTGCATGAATCTTGGCGGACTTATCGCGCACTTGCTGGATTGGATCATAAAGCTCCTTGCCCAAAGCATTCTCTACTGATGTAAATGCTTTGATAAATGCATGCGCTTTTTCGGTGAATGGCTTGCGCTGCTCTTCAATATGTTTTAGGGCTTTCTTTGCTGATACTTGCCAGTTCATAAGCTCATCATCCAATTCCTTTGGGAGCTTATCGCCATTGGCAGCTACTTTGGCAAGTAGAGCAATTTGCTTAGCGCGGTATTTGTCTTGAAAGCCAACGGCTGTATCGTAAACAGATCCTGCACTTTGCAGGTCTGTTTGAGTAAACGGCATAATTGCCGTTGTTTGTTGTTGCATGCTCATGATCTAGAATGGTAAAGGGTTAGAAGTTGGTTCGCTGATGACCGGTGCCGCAGCACTTGGCCGCACTATAGGCTCCATATCTGGTGATGCATAGCCAAATTTTTTTCCTACATATTCGCTGATACCTTCTTTACGTATTACTCCTGATAATCCTTGATCACGATCTGCAATAGAGAATGTTCCGCCGATGCTAGTGTACGTTTTGCTTTCAGCTTTACTTGCATAGCGGATATCAGCCAAGGTCATCACAGCATCTACCTCAGCGGTTGTGATATCACCAGTCCAATCTTTGAAATTGTAGGTAGGTGTTTCGCCACGCCATTCTTTGGGTGACCAGTTACAAGCGGCATCTAGTGGTAGATCTGGGAAGTTCTCTTCCCATAGCTGGTGCTCTGCTTCCAGTTGCAATCCATTGGTACGGTAAAAGCCATGGCGGCCAGACTTGAAGTTTATAATTGCTCTAATATGCCGAGGGATTTTGCATTCTTTCGGCATTCCTTTGCGTGGCCCAGTCTTGTAGACTTGCGTATCAGAAAAGCCATCGACCATAATGGTCATATTGCAAACAAGATCTATTAGGGTGCCGTAACCTCTCTCCGAGAGCAGGACGTATTCAATGCCGAGCGGCACAATATTATAATCGATGTAAAATTGAATGAATGCCGCTAAGTCGTTCCGTAACTTTTCTGGCCATTCTTTCGTATCGGGTTGGTAGTAACTCTCTGCGGAAAGGTAATCTTCCACGACAAACTCGACGCGATCAAAATCGTATTCTCCATTGATTAAGAACTTGCCGATTTCCAGATGCATTAATGTGCCGTAGTGCTGACTCAATTCTAGCAAACGGCCAGCTTCTTTAAGTCCGTGCTTTACGTACCATTCAAGCAATGGCTGCTCCATAGGTGCGCACGCATTTATGGCTGTCGTAAGGCTAGTGTATAATCGCAAAGGTGATTCTACTGGTGCGCCATCTTGATTTAGTCGAATGTAGCTACGACCTTGACCGAAGTTAACGCGGCCTACTTTATAATTGGGTAAACGGAGGGCTTGATCGTTAAACCAGTCCGTGTTGATATGTTCGAATGTAATTGACATGGGTGTTATATTTGGGTTGCGGATCTGATTAGTTGTTGAGCTTGATCGTACCAAGCTTCGTTTAATACAAAGTCGTTTCGAAGCATTTCACCAGATAGTCGGTTGATGAAATCTAGCATTTGCTGAGACTTAGAAATTAATTGGGCATCGTAACTTCTAATTTCCTCGGTATATCCGTTATGATCGCCATAATCCTCCTGCATAACCTCAATCCTTGGATAATTTCCATTTTGTTCAGCATTTGGAAGATCTGCCTCAATAAAGAAAAATCCATCCGACCTTCTAATTCTCCAGTTTTTCGTTCCTTTAAATTCCATTACTTCACCTCCTCCGCTTCTACATCCTCAACCGAGCCAGCACCTGCACCAGCACCCAATTGCAGTAAACTTCCAGAGGTGATCATGTTAGTGGTTAACCGATTCAAATCTGCACCGGATTCAACATAAGCACGGACTGCCTCAATAGTTTCTTCGGTAAAGTTTGGCACCAATTGAACTATAGGATAGTTCTTGGCCATTCCTGGAGAATATGACTGTACTTTCTTGACCATCAATGAAAACGGAAAACCGATTATCGAGCCGCTACGCTCCATAACCATATCAAATGCTTTTACGATCGATGGAATGGTTGTCTCTTTCGCTTTAGTCTGAAAAGTCCAATAGCCAAGTATGCCTTTCATTTCTAGAAGCACAAAACGTAATGTTAGTGTTCGCGCCCATCCTTTGATGGCTTTTACACGTGGATCATCCTTTGATACATCAGAGATATATCCGCCCTTGCCTTCTGATCCGCCTGCCGAATCCCAAACTGTAAAGGTTTCACCATCGCCATAGCCCCAACGCTTGCCTTTGTCCCAAGCTTCAAATTGCTCATTGCAGACTTCTGCAAGATTGTTACTTACAAACGCTACATGCAATTCTGTAGGTTTGTCGCCAAAAAGATTGTGGAATCTATTGGCAAAATCTCCGGTGGCCCGAAAATAATCTAATGATGTAGGTAGCCCACGCTGAGACTTCTCTCCTACTTTGATTCTACCGATTTCGGGTAGTGTACTGCCTTGCTGTGCACCCCGTGACGAAATACGTCCTTTCATTCTTTGTTAGAGTTTAATGGGCGATTGCCCGTTGTTTGTAAATACGCTTTAGTTTGCCTCCTGCTGCGCGTTAATTTTGTTTTTGCTTAGCTTAGAATTAACTCATCCGCTTCTGCATCTTCTCTGATTTCCGACACTACCTGCCGTAAACCACGGATCTCGGCGAGTAAATCCTCGAGTAACTTTTGTCTCTGTTCGTTTGTCATTTGCTCACGTTATTTTAATGTGTCCAACCATTTTGTCTCCGGCATTTAAAGCCTCTAGATCTACTTTGCTAAGTTCTCGCTTAGTCGATCCGAAGACATCCTGACGGTAATTCAGCTGCCCAGATTGCAACCATCTTTCTACTCTGGCCTTGCCGTACCTTTTACATGCATAATTGTACGACACGTTTTCACGTTCTAATCCGGCTTCAATTAAAGCGGTCTTTGCGCCAACCTTTGCGGCTTCCTGCAGCATTGCTGCTAACCCTAAATCAAGTGGTATACTATTCATTATTGATCCCTCCAGCATCTAAAGTTTTGTTGATCATCTGGATCTCTCCTAACCGTAAATAACTTATCGGTTACAGGCAATCCCGTTAGCTCGTTCTTGCGGTGAAATAAAAGCCAAGCTTTTTGCCTCACCTTTTGCTGCTTTCCATTTTCGACAGGAAAAGACTCGCCTACGCTCATCTTTTCCATTGCATATCCCCAATTTTCTTTAGTTGGAGACGGCACCTTATCCGTAATCTCAATCATCTTTTTTGTTCATTTTTGTTTTGAATTAAGTTCTTGGTACACACATTGCACGCGGCATGTTTAAAAATGTTATATTTGTTTGACTTGACAATACAAATGTATTAAACTTTATAAACTTTTCAAACTTTAAGTTGATTTAGTTTGAAATATTTTTTAATTTTTATGTAACGCATTGGTTTATATTGAGTTTCATTTTCATTTGACATATACACACACATGATACACAAAGGCCAATACGTCAAGGGTCTAATGAAAAAACTTGGCGTAAAGCAAGATAACCTGACTGACAAGTCTGACCCCATGTTCGTGGGGTTTGGAAAGAATACGATAATCAACCTTTTAAAAAAGGAAGATTACGTTAAAAGTGAAGACATAGCAAAAATTAATGCCATACTTGATGCGATAGGAGCAACAAAGGAGGATATTAGCCGTGTTTTTGAGTATTCTGCGAAAGCGACCGCCAAACCAATAGCAGAAATCGCACACCCACAGATCGAGCAGGGTTTGAAAGAAATTAGTCCAGGCTACTATCTACTAACAGCCGAGCTGATTCCAATCCATGCGCAAGCAGGTTATCTATTGGGATATCAAGATCGAGAATACATAGACACTTTACCACTTTATACGACAACTGTAGATAAATTCGTGACCGGAACTTATAAGTATTTTGAAGCATCAGGAGATAGTATGGACAACGGAGATATCCGTGAAGCTATTCCCGATGGGACAGTAATGCTTTGTCGCGAAGTTGCACGTCAGTACTGGCAGAGTAAATTGCATACTCACTCGTGGCCTAATTTCGTCTTTGTCCATCGGCAGGAAGGAATTGTTGTAAAGCAAGTAGCGAGTCAAGATCTAGAAACAGGTACACTTCTCCTAAGATCGTTAAATCCAGATAAGGATAAGTATCCAGATTACGAAGTAAAGATGGACGATCTACTGCAAATTTACAATGTTGTTAAAAGAGTATTAGAATAA